GCCTACGCGTCGGTCCACGCAGAAGTGACCCCCGGCCAGTACGTGATGATCGCTGTGTCCGACACCGGTTGCGGCATGAGCGACGACATCGTCCAGAAGGTCTTCGAGCCCTTTTTCACGACGAAGCCCGAAGGCCACGGCACGGGGCTCGGCCTGTCCATGGTCTACGGGTTCATCAAGCAGAGCGGCGGACATTTGAAGATCTACAGCGAGGTTGGGCATGGCACGACCGTGCGGCTGTACCTGCCGCGATCGCAAGAGGCCGAACCTGCCATCGAGCCGATTTCCGTCTTGTCCTCGGTCGGCGGCAACGAAACCATATTGGTGGTCGAAGACGACGCGCAGGTGCGCGAGACCGTGGTCGATCTACTTTGCGAACTTGGCTACCACGTGCTCAAGGCCGTAGACGCCCAACGCGCGTTGGCCGTCGTTGAAAGCGGCGTGCGGATTGACCTGCTATTCACCGACGTGGTCATGCCAGGCACGTTACGTAGCCCTGAACTTGCCCGGCGTGCCAAGATTGCGCAACCGCACATCGAGGTGCTTTTCACTTCTGGCTATACGGAGAATGCCATCGTGCACGGAGGCCGGCTGGACCCTGGCGTCGCGCTGCTGAGCAAGCCTTACCCGCGGGAAGAGCTCGCGCGCAAAATCAGGTTCATGCTGAGCAATCGGCAGCACGCCGAGCAGCTTCAGGACGAAGCCCGTCATCCGAGCGCGCGGACGGTCGCGGCCAACAGCGTCCGTCAGAATTCACAGGCGCTTCGCGTCCTGCTGGTTGAAGACGACCACGAAGCGCGCAGGTCGACGCTCCAGATCATCGAGAACCTGGGCCACCGACCCGTCGCCGTAACCTCAGCGGAATCGGCAATTGAACGGCTGAAGGCGACTTCTTTCGATGTATTGATGACCGACATCGAACTGCCAGGAATGAGCGGTGACCTGTTGGGCCTTCGAGCGCAGGCAATGCATCCCGGCCTCCGAGTCGTGTTTGCCAGCGGCTTGCCCGCGGAGACCACGGGAGTGCCGGGTGCACTCTGGCTGCCCAAACCGTTTGGGGCGGGGCAGGTCGAAGCCGTGTTGAAAGCTGTTCAGACGGCGTCGAACCTCACGTCAGACACTCGCTCGTAGCACACGAGGCACGCACATGACTGCGGCGCCGCCCTGCCGCAAAGAAGCCTGCCCAATCTGAATCGCTATACGGCCGCGATGGATGGGGTCGCGAAACCATGGGCTCTATATAAATGAACTAACGGCCCCCGTGGGTTTTGCAGTCACTTTGATTTCAGATAGGCAACACCTGATGCCGTTAGTTCAGAAAATCGTGATGAGGACAATTCGGAGAATTTACAAGCACGTGACACCCGATCTGACTGCCGCCGTCCTAATGCAGAGGCTGTAATCGCGTCGATCGCAGCTACAAAACCCACACAAGGATCGGCATCGTGAACTTTCAAGCACCCCGCTTCGCGTTGGAGGGCGCAACTTCGCAATCAACTCTGAACAGGTTCATGCGCAAAACTCAGCTGCATCTCGGTCTGGCGTCCGTGCACGCCATGACGTCGACAAACCAGCCTCAAAGAAATGACGGGGGTACAACTGAAGGCACGCGGAATGATGCAAGACACCTACTTGGTGACATGCCGGCATCGCCAATGAGTTTCGTGATCACCGATGAGTTCGCTGAAGAATTCTTCATGACGCATCGGGGTGACCGACGCGCCCGGCAAGAAACCGTACGCCTATCGCAAGAACTCGCTGCCACCCGAGCTGAAGCAGCCCGGCTGGCTGACGAGATTCACCGCCTAGCCCTTGATGTTCGGGCGCCATAAAACACATCGGCAACACGGCAACCTGGGCTCAGGTTGCGAGGTCTGCGCCACCTTGCGTCGTCAGCCGATCTGCAGCGGCACCGTTTGTTGAATCAGCCGGGCCGCTGCTGCTCGCTTGCTTTCTTGAGCGCGACTTGCCCGCCGACTTCGCCACCAACCGTGCATCGGGCTTGACCGCCTTTGTCACTGGTTTGCCGGCCATGGATTTCTTCAGGCCGCCAGACTTGAGGCTCGATTTCGCAGCCGCAGACTTTCGCGGCAGAGCCGGTGAACCAGACGTCTTTAAGGCGTGTGAACCCAGGACCTTTTTTGCGCCTGGCTTCGCAGTTCTGTTAACTGATCCCGAGTCCATGGCAGGCGGCTCCATATTGGACGGCTGAGCATTGACCAGAAAGTCCGTGATCTTGCTGCCGCGCTTTTTCAAAGCGGCTTTCAACCATGAGGGTTGCGACCCGCGACCACTCCAGCTCATACCCGTCGCGGCGTCACGGTACTTGATGGCAACCTTGAAGCCCGACTTCGTCCCGAGGCTTCGTTTGCTGGTGGATGGCACTGACGATCTGCCGGTCTCGAAGCTTTCAATGGATTGCCCCTTTGCAAGGGCATTCTTCAACCAGGCTGGACGTGGACCGCGACCACCCCAGGTATTCCCTTCACCATCCGAATAGCGCGCATCCGAAGCGACAGCCCTAACTGACTTACCAACGGATGGCGAGCTCGTCGAACTGGAAAACTTGAGATCGTTGGCGGTCAACCCGTAAGCCGAGATGAGCTCGTTGGCCTTGGCCACTGCTGCCTTTATCTCCGCAGCCCGCAGCTTCTCGGCCGCCGCCTGTAATGAGGCAATCTCACGCGATAGTTGCGCATAGGTCTTGGTCATGATCTTGTTCAAGTTGAATTGAGGTACCGAGAGTCTATGGGGATAACCAGGAAAGGTCTAACAACTTCGCGCTCGATGTTGTCGTACATAGCCCGCGCTTCACGTCCGATACCTTTTGAAACAGAATATTGAGTCCGGATTTTCAGACGTCCGTTCCCCGGCATGGAGCTAGTGTGTAGGCGATGTGCCCAAATGGGGAAGCCAATAAGCCCAATTCCGAACGACGGGATGCCCTGTTAGCTCAGTACCGCTACTGATGCCTGAACGCCTACCTTGCGTTGACCTGCTTTTCGCGCGCTCCTTGTTCAAGCATCTTGTGAGCCGACCCGTGCGGATGCAGATCATGTGCCCGTGACTTGGCCGACAATGCTGATACAGCTTCCAGGCATGGCCGCAGCCGAACGATGACGACCAGCAACAGCCATCATTGAACAGCGGTAGCGAGAAGATATAAATTGAGGAAGCTATGGTGCCCGGGGCGGGACTTGAACCCGCACGCCTTGCGACGAGGGATTTTAAGTCCCATCGAAAAGTGAGCATCCATGCGGGTTTGCGGCTGATTTGTTCCGCAACAGATTAAGAAATTTGGCGCCTTTTTCCCTCTGGCTGCAAACGATGCGGAACGAAATTTCTTCGCGCATAAGCCCTGGCAGGCCCCCGTGCAAGCCGCGAATGGGCATCCCCGACAGCCTCCGCAGGTCATTCGTAAATACTGGATGAATAAACAGTACATGGCTAGGATGGCGCCATGTGGCACCCACCCGAACCCATCATCATCCAAGGCCGCGAGCTCGGCCTCATAGAAGCCTGGCGCCACCTTTTCGTGCGCGAGTGGGAGGCCAGAGAGTCGGCGCCCGACGAACTGAACACAGTCGCGCTGTACGAGCTTTCCCTGCAGATCTACCACCAGCACTACGACCGCGACCCCGTGGTCACGGCTGCCAGGCTGTACGGATCGAAGCCGGGGGACGCGGCGCTCTACCCGCGCACGCACGCCGAATTCGACTTCGACGACGTGCCGTTCTGAGGTCCGACATGAAGGACGTCGAGTTTTACGCATTCCGGGTGCCCAGCGAGATCAAGGGCCGCAGGCCCTACCTCACCCGCTGGAAGATGACGATCAAGGAAGGGAAGGCCCGCTTTCCCGACGGTGTGCCCGAGCTCAACACGCTGGAAGTACGCCGGCTGCCCAGCACGCCCGAAGAGGCCTACGAACACGGCCGCAGTATCTCGCCCAGCCACAAGCCGGTCACCTCCGAGGCACTGCAGGACTACGGGCAGCGGCTCAAGCAATGGCAGGACGACGAGCGTGCAGCTACAGCAGATCGCCCTGAGCGGGCTTGACTGAGTTCGACAGCCGTGCACTTGCCGGGAGCGGCTCCGGCACAGCCAGCAGCCGTTCTGCCGGGTACTGCCGCATGAAGTCCATCGAGTTCGCAGCCGGCGCGTCGAGCCAAGCCTCGTAGAGCCCGTCCGGCAGGATCACCACCATGCGCTTGTCCTGCATCTCCGGCGGCCGCTTCGGGTCCGGCCGGTGCATGTTACGCATCAGCGCGTGGTCATCGGCGTTGATCGTGAGCATGGCGAAGCTGTCGACCCACTGCCCCTCCGGCGTCTTCCAGGGCGACCAGATGCCGGCGACGCCCAGCGTGCCGCCGTCGGCCGCGCTGAACCGTGTGGGGACGTGCTTACCGGTGCGCCAGTCCGGCTCGTAGATCGCTTCGCACGGCACGATGCAGTGCCGCGGCTTGGCCCAGGCATGCTTGAAGCTGGCCAGGCTGGCGACCGTCTCGCTGCGCGCGTTGTACGTGCGGACGCCATACTTCACCTCCTTGGCGAAGCCGGGCAGCAGGCCGAAGTGCGCGTCGACCACCTCGAAGTCGGGCACCGCCTCGTCGCCGCTGTCACGCTCGGCAGGCCTGCGAATGATCGGTGCCTTGTAAGTCGGGTAGATGTGCGAACTCGGACCAGGCTCCCAATCGGGCGGCAGCACGATGCCGAATCGCTTCTCGATAAGCTTGCGGCGCTTCTCGGCTTGGTAGTGGCTGCACATTGAAAACCGCAACCTCCAATAAATATGGAACAGCGACTATCGTTTCCCGCGCTGAGCGTCACGGCGCTGCTTACGATTGTGATTCGGGTTCACCCCAGGAACTCCGACCTTAGGAACGCTGATGGCTGGCATCGTCAAAACCGCAGGACTTGCCGTTTTAACGGTCCCGCCCCCCGCTTCGACAATCGCCTTCAGCGGCGCATGAAAATCAATGTGCTGATCAGGAGGATAACGAAACGAAAACATGGTCCTGCCACCAGCATTGGTGAGCGCGAAGTCGCCCTGCGTGATGACATCCATCCCGATCAGGACGTCAGCGCCCGTGAGCGTAACAAGCGATACGCGCAGGGGCGTAAAACCGACTCCACCGGGTAACCTCATACAAATGAGGAACACAGGGGTGTTTTGCACCCCGGAGGCAGTGTGCATCTGCACCATACCGGTGGGAGTAAGGCCGCACATATCGACGACCTTCTGCGAAATGCACGTCGAGGTCGCGCCCGTGTCCCAAATCGCCTGGAAATCCTGCAGTACGGGAGCCGCTGCACCAGGAACAATTGCCGCTGCGATTCTTGCAGGGGTTTTAATGTCCCGCATGCGGCCCTGACCGGTAATCGTCAGGACATGGACGTTCACTACGTCCTGCTTCACGCGAACGACACGCGAGAATGGTATGTCTGCGAATACGCCTCGTCCCCAGGTGAAACCAACTGGACAACATATGAGCCAGGCGGAAACCTTTTTTGCGCTTCCTCAACCGCTTTGATCTCGCTGTCAAACGCATCCACCACATGGAGATCAGCAATGACCACGTACTTCCCAGAATACTTGCCAACCAGCTCCGCCTTCTTTGATAAGAAGAATTCGAAGTTCTCTTTGAGTGTGGCCATGATGCTTTCTGAGGTAGATTTGACGGTGATATCTTGCCCGCTGCTTCATACACAGAGGCTCCGGATGATACCGAACTTGACGTGGCTGTCTAGTCCGGAGGGGCATGCGGAGACAGGGCGGCGCGCTCCACCACGCCAAGCCATCTCGCTTTCTGGCAACTGAACACGTCGGTCTCAAGCACGCACGCACAACGCCTAGCGCGTAGCACCCATCAAGGCCGCCGCCCTGCACTCCCGGTAGGTGTTGCCCTGCTCGACCACCTTGGCCAGCAGCGCGCCCATGGAATCGTCAGTCAGGGGCACGGGTGCCGGGCAGGCTGCCACCACCAGCGGGCTCGGCGACGCGTCCGGTGATGGCCTCGTTGGCAAGGCGCACGCCGTCAGCAGGCAGGCGGCAATCGCGATACACGGTATTCGTCTGGATTTCACGCTCGGTCTCCTGGCGTATGGTGACGTTGCGCGGCTTGAGCAGCGCGATGGCAGCGGCTGCGCCCTGCTGCGCCGCATCCCGGGTTTGCTGGATGGCCTGGTCGACGGCCTGCTGCTTGGCTATGACGCCGTCGGCGCCAACGCCCTGGCCGTAGAAGAAGGCGCCAACGGCCGATGCGCCCCAGGCAACCAAGACGCCAAGGGCGGCGTACAGGTTCACAGCGCCCCCAGAGCGCTACGCGCGCGCAGCCGGCGGGCCAGCCGATCTTCCAAACCGTTCTGCCCGCCGTTGATCTTCTCGGTCTGCTTGATGAAGTCGCCGACGTCGGCCAACGAGTTCAGGTTCCGAGTGCGCCAGAAGTTGCCGGCAGCCATCGACCCCCACTTCGGCTCCGTCAGCTTGAGCGGCTCGGCTTCGAAGTCGGGCACCTCCATGCCGGGCAGCAGCGTGCGCAAGTCGTCGCGAGCCTGGCGGTGGTTCGCGCGGCCGGTCACCTGGATCGGGCCGTGGCCAGCGTAGCGCCGGCCGTCGCCCTTCTCGCTGTTGCCGAGGGTCCACGCCTTGAAGTTGCGGTCACCGCGGCGCAGCGTCGGGCCCCAGTGCGCGGCAAAGTCGCGTTCGTAGGTGACTTGCGCCGGCGTTGGACCCCACAGCTCCTGCGTCCATTTCAGACCGCCCGACTCATGGCCCAACTGCGCAAGGAAGTCGGCCGCGCGCTGCGGCGAGTTGATGTCGAAGACGGCCATCGCCACATCGAGGTGCGGCGCCCACACAAGGGCGCGCTCCATCGGGCAGCCGGGCATCGCCAGCGCGAGGGTTGCAGGGTCGAGTCCGATCATCATGGGGCTCCTTCGGATACGCCCTTGGCGATTTCGGGTGGCTTGTCCTGCTGCCCGCGGTGCCACGCATGGCCACTGCACAGCAGCGCGACCAGCACGGCGAATGAGAGGCCCAGCGCCGCCCAGCCCGGCCACTCGCCGTACCAGGGTTGCAGGCCCGACGCGACGGCGCCAGCCAGCAAGGCCGTGTACTCGCTGCGCACGCGCAACAACACCGCGCCCTCCATCGAGTTGAGGCGACACAGCGAAATGCCGAAGATGCCGGCGCACAGCGCCAGGTTGACCAGGGCGAACATGTAGAGCGCGCTCACGATGCGCCCCCCTTGCCGCCGCGCACGAGGTCCACTGCACCCCAGACCATTCGCATCAGCTTGGCGAACACCGCGGGCCAGTCATCGCCGATCCAGCCGATGAGCAGCGCGATCGGCGCGAGCAGCAGGCGCTCCGGCAGGTCCGGCTGGTAGCTGACGGCGATCGCCGAAATGATCCCCGTGATCAGCATGGCCAGGAGCGCGATGCGCACAAAGAACCACAGCGCCCCGACGCGCGTCGACTTGGCGCGCCGGCTCAGCGAGAACGACGCTCCGATGACGGCTGCGATGCCGATCACGATGTACGGCCCGACGACGGCTGCCACGTCCGCCGAGAACACCAGCGCCGCGATGAAAACGAAGAGGCCGACGATGTCGGCATTGGAGGTTTGGGTCATGGGAATCCGATGCTAGGAAAGGAATCGAGCAGAAGAAAACCCGCCAAAGCGGGTTGAGGTGGTGTTCGGCTGCATGGAGAGGGCTTCGGCTTGAAGCCCTCAGTCTCCGAAGTGTGGCGTCCCATTTCTAGGGAAAAGTGGGACTATCTGCCGCTAGGACTTCAAACCATCGCCAAACCGCGATCCTTGTTGACAGTCATTAGCCACTCGTATTCCTCGGCCAGTTCGGCAAGGGTTAGGCGATCTGCGTATTCGATGGCCGCAGCGACGCTCCAAGAATGCAGGTCGGCCGCGTTGCCGCCAGCACCGACCTTCCAGGGATACTTGCCGCCGGTCGGCGCGTGCGCGTAAGAAATCGACGTGAGGCTCCCTGCGCCGCCGTAAGCCAGATCGCCGCCTGTTCCGTCGTTCGTCGCAGCAACGAACATGAATGTCGTGCCCTGATTTACAGAGCGATTCGCCCTGACCGCGTCATTGATGAGCAGGTTGAGGTTGGCCGTCGCCTGGTACGAGATCGAATCCCTGACGTTGTTCGCGTCGGCGTAGTGACCGCAGTACACACCGCCCGCTGCGCCGCCGGTGATGACAGGGCGCGTGCACACCAGAATCTGGGTGAAGGGCGCCGAGGCGCCGCCGCCCAGCAGATTGCTGCTGAAGCCCTGGCTCTGGTTTGCGAACGTGACAAACGCATCTGAGTACACCGGGGCGCCCACCATCACCCCAGCATCGGACGCAGGGTTTGGGAGCCTGTTCTTGGCACTGGATGCGGCATCACGGCCGAAGAACTGCAGGCTGCGGGCACGGCTGAAATGAACGGGCGCGGCGCGCGTGCGGACTTTGGAGAAGGTGCTGCCAGAAACTTGAATCGAAGTGGTCATGGAAGAAGGCCTTTCAGTTGATGCCCCAAGCGCGCAGGGCTTGAGAAATATTGACGATGCGACAAAGCCCCAGGCTCTCCTTTTGCTTTGCGTAGTCCAGAAAACTCTCGTAGGCGGTGTCGAGCGTTTCCAAGGCGCTCACCGGTGCAGTTGGGACCAGCCCGTGGGTGTGGACGACCATCGACTCCCCCAGTGAGACCGCCTGGTCAAGCCACGCCTTCATGATCTCCGCACTCTTCTGGCCGGTGTCACGCGAGCCGCAGGACACCAGCTCCTCCCTGCCTTCAGACGAGAAAGGAGTGAGGGGCCGGTACGACGCGCGCGCGAACTTGTAGCCCTTGCTGCGCAGAGTGGCGCGCAGCGCAGCGCTGTCGCTGCTCTGAGGGAAAGCGAAGCCGTCGAGCAATGTCGTGTAGCCCGCCGCGATCAGTGCGGCCTTGCCCGCATCCACGTCCTCACTGAAGTTCGCAGGGTTGTTCAGGTAGTTGGTGTGATACCGACCCTGATGGCCGAGGTCCCAGCCCGACTGATAGAGCAGGTCGAGAAACGCCCGATTGCCCTCGATCAGTTCGCCATCCGAGAACTGCGTGCCGACGAAACCGCGCGCCTGCAACATGGGAAGCGCCTTGGTGATGTGGGACTCATAGCCGCCGTCGAATGTCAGCATGACGAATGGGATGGCTCGACCGCCGAAGCCCACGGTGTCGATCAGGGCGTAGCGGTCACCGTCCGGCACTGAGGCAGAGATTGAAACGAAGATCTCGACCTGCGCGACGCGCGCGGCATTCGGTGCCCCGGTGTTGGTCCAGCCTGTTGCCGCGCCGATGTCAGCGGTGAGCGATTGCCAGCCGCCCGTCTTAATTTGATCAGGCGCCCACTGGAAAAGGCGGCGGTTTGCGGCGGTGCTGGTCGGAGGATCATTGGCCGGCACGTCGGAGGAGTAGTAGAGGCCGATCGAGGTGATGGCGCCCCCTGGGATGAAGGCACCAATCTCGAACTTGCCGTTGATGACGCGCAGAGGCACCTTCTTGCGGATCACGACGTAGGCACCAGCACCGGCCGGCGTAGTGGCGTTCACCTTGAGCACGTTTCTGCCTGCCTGTCGGACGTTGACCGACTCCACGGCCAGCGTGCCGCCCGATACGGCCCAGCCGCCTGCACCGGTCGCAGGGCCCGCCGACAGGCGCGTGGTCGCAGCGATCAGCGGGTAGCGCAGGCTGCTGCGCGCCAGTGCAGGCACAAAATCGGTTTGCTGCTGAATGCCGGCGAGGATTTGACTCACTGGCGTGCCGTTCAGGGTCGTGATAGTGGCGGCGCTGGCAGTCAGTGCAGGCGACGTCAGGGCGGCAATGGTGGCCGAGCGAAGCACTGCCGCCTCGAAGTCTAGGGTCCCATCGTCACGCACGCCACCGGCAACGCCGAACACCGCATCGGTCCAAGCAGTGACGAAGCCCGGCACGCTCAGCGCGCTGTCGATCGCACCTGTGCCAATGCTCATGCGCGTGGCGGCTAGCGTCGCGGTAACCAAATCGCGAAAAGCCCCCGCATCAAACTCAAGCGCACCATTTTCCCGGATGCCCCCCGCAACGTCGTAGATCGCGTTGATGAAAGAGAGCGCGAACCCGGGCGCCGAGAAGCTCAGCCTGATGCCCAGGGCGTCGATTGCGGCTTGGCTGGCGAATGGCGAGCCGAAGGGCGTCGCCACCGTGGTAGAGGTCTTGATATAAGCCTGGAAGCTACCGTCAGCAAGAGGTGCTGTGAATGACGCGCCGATCGCTAGTGTTCCGTCTGCCAGCGCGACGCTCACGGATGGTCGAGCATTCGTTGCCGCAAGCGCCTGTGCCGCGGTGATTGCAACGGCGGCTCGATCTGCAGCAGTTGCCTCAGCGCTTGCCACAGCAATGTCGACAGCCACCGACAAGTCGCCGACCTGCTCCGCGATCTCGACCGTCGTCGCCCTTGCCTCGACAGCGTCATCCCGTAGCGCCTGCAACTCCGCCGTAACGCCAATCGCACCGGCGTTGTACCAGGCGGTGCCCGTCCAAACGTACAGGACTTGGTCGACGATCCAGCCATCGCCAGTGGCATTGCCACTGGCGGGCAAGTCTTCAAACGTTTCTTTAACCCCCTTCAGTGCAAGCCCCTTCGGATTCAGATCCCCCGCCTCCCATGCCTGCTTGAGCGGACCGAGGGTGACGAGAAACGCCTGCAGCTGCTTCGTCGCAGCGACGACCGCGCCCTGCGTCGGCGCCACCGCGTATTCCACGCCGGCAGCGGTCGGGCCGCCGTACGGCTGCACCAGCTGCAGCCGCGTGTCGCTCACCACGCGCGAGACCTCGACCAAGCCCGTCGGCGTGAAGAAGATGCCGCCGATCAGCACGTTGTCGATGAACTGCGTGCCGACGCCATCCACGAGGTCAGACCCGTTCGTCAGCGTGACCAGGCCATCCCGGTACCAGGTGCTTTCGTTCACACCGACACCTCCGTGGCGTCGGGGTCTGCCGAGTAAACGACATCCGCACCGCTCAGATGGTGCGCAGCCTCGACGGCCAGAATCTGCGTGTAGAACCACTGCGGGAACTGCTCGCTGTCGCCGGTCGGCCGCGCCTTGATCTGCATCGAGACGTGCGCGAGCGGGTTCTTGCCGGCGTCGTGCGCGGCCTGCGACACCCAGCTGGCCAGCGTCACCGAGCTGGACTCACTGCGCAGCATCACCATGTACGCGGTGACGGCATGAAAGCGCGTGACGGCGCCGCTGCCGGGGTCTTCGATGTCCTTGGCGAGGCCAAGAATGGTGCGTGGCATGAACTACTCCTGTGAATGAGATGGCCAGGCGAGCGCTTCGAGCTGCTCGCGGGCGATGGTGGGATCGGTGATGGCGTCGCGCAAGGCCTGGCGGGTGCCGACAAGCCACTGCGACTCCACGCGGAAGGCCAGGACCGCGTCGAGCGTCTTGGCGCGCATGGCAGCCGGAGCAATGCCGCGTGCGGCGGCGATGCCGTCGAGGTATGGCGTCGCTGCGGTGTCGTCGTCGGCCCAAGCGAGCGCCTCGGCCTCTTGCGCCGGCCAGGTCTGCCGCTCTTCGGGCGGATAACCGACGACCAGCGCGGACGATTCAGCGCGGAACGCCGCATTGATCTCTGCCAGCTTTGCAGCGCGCAGTTGCTCGAGCGAGCAATCGACCCAGGCATGCACCGACCAATCCCACGCGTGGCGCGCGCTGGGTGCGGCCGGGATGGTCTGCCACGCGTCCGCGATCCGGTAGCAGCCGTCCGGTGCATCTTCGGCCAGCACGGTCAAGCCTTCGAGCTGCGGCAGGTCCATGGTCGTGCCTCGCACGATCACCTGGCCGTGCACATCGACAGCGCAGAACGGCACCAGCTGCAAGTAGATGACGTCAGGCATCAGGCGCCCCGCTTCTGGAGAATGACCACGATGGTCAGCGGCGTGGCGAGCGTCAGGCTGGTGCCGGCATCCTTCGCCGTAAACAGCAACGTGTGTGAGCCAGCGCCATATTCCGAGATGCCCGCCATCGACGCCGGCGACGCACTGAACGTGGGGACCGACCCGCCCTCGGTGTCTTCGATGCCGACCACGACGGATGGCAGCACGATGGAGGTGGCGCCGCTCAGTGCGAGGGTCTCGCTGTAGTTGCTTCCGCTGTTGGGCGCGTAGCCGGAGAACCCAAGCGCAATCGCGCGCCAGACCTGCCCCGCTGGCACCGTGAAGGCCACAGCCGCGGTGCCGGTGCCTGTGGCACCCATGCCGGTGCCCAGCGCATCGCCGCCCACCTTGAGGGTGCCGATGTCTGCATCCTTGATCTTCGCCATGTTCATGAAGACGACGCCGCCTTCGATCCGGAACGGCGCATCGGCCACCGTCGCGCTCGCGTCGGCCGCAACCAGAAACCGGTCGGCGAACACGGCGACTTCGCTCTGCAGCGTGGTGCCGCCGCTGGTGCTGGACACGCCGATGGAGATGCCCGCCAGTGCGCGCTTGCCGGTGCTGCCGATCACCTCGGTGCGCATCATGTACTGCGCCGCCACGTTGCCGTCGAGCGTCGCGAGCGTGTTGGCCTGCAGGTCGACCGTTGCACTCAGTCCGCCGACGCTCGACTGGATGGTCGTGACCTGCGACGCCAGCGCGCTGACCGCCGTGGTGCGGGCTTCGGTCTCTTCAAGAATGGCCGCGGTGTTATCGCCCGTGATGGCCGCCACGAGGTTGACCTGCGTGGCAAGCGCCGATTGCTCGGTGGCGAGCGTGGTCAGTTCGCTGACGATGAGCGCCTGGTTTTCATCGACGGTGGCGCTCAGCGCGGTGTACTTCGACGCGAGAGCAGTGGTGTCGGTGACCACCACTTCGATCTTTTCGTAGATGCCGGCCTTGGCCTTGCCCAGCTGCTCGAAGGCGATGATGTTGCCAGCCAGCTCCATGGCCGCGATCTCGTCGCGCGCCAGGTCGACCTTGCTGCGCAGATTGCCGATGACGCTGTCGAAACTCTGCAGCGTCAGCGCAGTAGCGTATCCGGGCGCACCGCGGTTGCCCGCCACGTCGATGGCCACCACCCAATACCGGTGAGCGCCGAAGTTGGGTTGCACCGTGCTGTATTCCGTGGTCTTGGCCAAACCCACCAAGACGGTCTCTTCCCACGTGTCACCCAGGCGGATTTCGTAGAAGTCGATGGGCTGCGTGGTCGCGCAGTCTTCCCAGAACACGCGCACCTGATTGCGGTTGTTCACCGTGGCCGCGGGCAGCGGCTGGCCGGGCGACAGGATTTCGATGACGTCGAAGACCGGCTCCGACCAGTCGCCGATCGTGTTGTGGTGCGCCGCCCAGACCGCCTGGCTGCCGGCGGGGAACCATCCGAGGTTCGCGCTGGTGGCGCGGCCGTCGAACAGGATCGCGCTTTCGGCCAGTTCCCAGCTGGGGCCGCGCCGAATCTGCGTGGCGTTCCAACCCAGCAGGTCGATGCCGGCCGGCTCGCTCCAGTACGCGAAGATGCCCGTGAGTTCGGCGCGCACATCGAGGCCCAGCACGCTGTCGGGCGGACCTTCGAGGCCGTGCAGCTCGTGCTGCACATAGCTCCAGTTGCTCGACGCGTACGCCGTCAGGAACTGCACTCGCACGACGTACACGTTGTTCACGGCCAGGCCCAGCAGGTATTGCTCGGTGGCATCGCCTGGCAGGTCGATGGTCTGCCACACCAGGCCATCGGACGCGAGGCGCCACTGCAAACGCGCGACGCCGCTCTGCAGCACGTAGCGGTCGAGCGAGCGGGCCCACTGCACCAGCAGGCGCACGACCATCACGCCGTCCTGCTGCGCCATGCGGTCTTCGCCGCTCAGCGCAATCAGGTCGAGCGGCGCGGCCGGCTTGAGCATGGGGCTCGGTAGACTGGTGTTCGGGGCCGCGTCGGCGCGGGTTTCGTCGGCCTGGTCGTAGAAGGCTTCCTCGTCTTCGACGCACTGCAACGCCACGGGCGTGCCGGCCTGGTACGTCCAGTCCTGCACGCGGAAAGGCTTGTTCGTGAACGCGAAGAGCACGCTGCTGAGCACGACGCGGTCGCCGGGCTGCAGGTTCCACGCCGACATCTTCGGGAAGATCTGCACGACGAAGCCGCCGCGGCTCTGCTCGACCAGCACGCGGCTGATTTGCTGGGTGCGAACGTGGTTGCCCGTGAAGCTGAGCGTGATGTCGTGAAACTTGTCCTTGACGTCTTGCGCCCGGAAAACCGGGTTGATGTAGGGCGCGAAGTCTTCGGTGACGCCGTTGCGCACGGCGTTGGCATAGGTGCCCTTGGCGCCGTTGTAGCGGGCGGTGCCCACGTTGCAGGTCTGCACGATGGCGATGGGCATGACCATGTCGTCGTCGGTGAGCGACAGCACGGGCGTGCTCCACGCGCCGGCTTGGATGCGCCACACGCCGCCCGATTCCAGACTGAAGCCCACCATGGCGTCTTCGAGTTGCTGCCGCGTGGTGTCGCGGTCCTGGTCGCTGCGGAACATGCCGTCGCAGGTGTAGCGGGCGCGCGAGCCGCCATAGGTGGCCGGGTCGGCGTCGACGGCGGCCTGGTCGTACACGGCCACGTCGCAGGCATTGGCAGCGGCCACAAGCGCATCGATTTCGATCTGCGCGGTGCTGGCACCGTAGCCAGCTTCGGAGCGGATGAAGTCGGCCAGGCACAGCGCCGGGTTGCGGCTGTATGCCACCAGGCCGGTGCGATCGTCGAGCACCTTCTTGCCGCGCAGCTTGACGGTGATCTCCGGCACGCCGCCTTGGAAGCGGTCGTGCTCCAGATTCATGGTGGCCACCAGGTAGGTGAAGCCGCTGAGCTTGTGGTTGACGGTCCACAGGTCGGGCCGCGCCGAGCGCAGGAAGGCGTCGGCCACGTCCACGCCACCGGGAGACAGGTGCACTTGCACATTGAGCGCAGCGCCCGCGCCGTCGACCCAGTAGGTGACCGTGCCCGTGGCGCCCACGGGGCCGACCAGATAGTTGCCGCCCAGCACGTTCGGCGGGAAGCCCTTTTTTACCGTGGCCGACACGTCGGCGCCGTCTTCGTCGAAAACGCCCTGCACGCCACTGAATACCGTGATGCCGGCCGGGAACACCCAGAAGCCGATACCGGTCGCCACCGGGCCATCCGCCGTGTCGAGCACGTATTCGAGCAGTTCGTACGGCGCGGTCATCAGGTTGGGCACGCCGGTTTCCAGCTGGAACTCTGCGCCGTCCGCCCAGCCAGAGGGGTCGAGATTGCCGATCCAGTCGCCGCCGATGTAGATCGCCTCGACAGCGTCGCATTCGTGGGCGGCGAGCAGGAAGACGACGTGCTTGAATTGGTCGTTGGCGCCGCTGGTGAGGACGGCAGCGATGGAGCCGCCGACGGGGGCGGGCGAGCCGTACACGACCGGCCAGGGCGAGTCGGCCACGAGGAGAGTCGTGGTTCGATCTTTGAGATTCGCAGCTTCCTGCTCTGCTGCGCGTTGTGCTGCAGCACGCGCTCGTTTTTTTGTCTGGATCGCACCGTAAACGCTGCTCGCCACGGACAACACGAACAGCGCGGTTCCTACCGTGATCGCGGTCGTACCTATCGTGAACAGGACGATGCCGGTGATTGGGTCAGCGAACGCCGATGGGCTCCCGCAGCACAGCGCCACGAGCGCCAGCAGTCGAAGCATCACACGCGCCATGCGACCACCCCCGCCTTGAGCGGCTGGAACACCAGCCCGTGATCGTTCGGCAGCGCGATGTGCGACCCCGTGCAGACGCCGAAGGCGTAGCCACTCACGCGACCCACCGGCCGGCCGCTCATCACCAGCACCACGTCGCCGCGCTGCGCCATCAGCGCCGGCACCGGCTCGCCCAGCCGCGCCGTGGCCATGGCGGCCATGCCTCCGGCCGCACGCACCGCGCGCAAGGCCGTCAGCAGATTGCGCGCCTCCAGCGGGCCGCCCAAGGCGCGCAGGTCTCGCAACGGGTCCGCGCCCGTTTTCTCGCGCACCCAGTCGGCCGCGATGTGTGCGCAGTCCTGCGTGAAATAGGCGAAGGCGACATGGCGCCGCGCGTCGATGAATGCATCCAGATCGGCGGTGGCCACGGTCATCCCTTCTTCCGCGCGAGCTCGTTGAGCCGCGCTTCCAGTTTCTTGCTCACCCATACGGCAGGGTTGCCAATGAGGCTGGTGAGGTACTCGAACCCGAGTTCGCCGGGGTGACGCGCCTGGTGCTGCACATGGTTCATGCGCAGCGCGGCCGGGTTGCTTCGCACGTCGTAGCTGGCCGTGCGGCAGTCCATGCTGATGGCGCCGGTGTTGCCGTCGCGGCTGACCTTGAGCTGATCCATGACGCCGACGAAGCGCAGCACGGGGGCGCCGGCAATCTGCATGGTCTGGCCATCGACCATGCACACCCAGATGCGGACCGGGCGGTCTTGGTAGTCGGACGGGTCGCCCAGCCCCAGGCCGAGCGTGCCGAGGTCGACCGGCGACAGAGTCAGCGTCAGCTTCTCCTCTGCGCCGTCTTCGCTTTCGTGCAACGGGCTGATGCTGCCCAGGTTGCCGACGCCCTGCCACGTGGCGCCCATCACATCCAGGCTCACGGGCCAGCTGGTGTACCGGACGGTGCCGGTGCGCAGCTGCAGCTCCACCAGCGCGAGTTCGCCGTAGACCGCAGAGCCCGCCACCGCCTGAAATGCCGAGTTGGTGAGCACCGTCATTCCCAGCTCTCCATGAGGTCCAGGCTGAAGCCACCGACCAGCTGGCCGGGGTGCATGCCCCAGGTGGACTCTTCGGTGGTGCGCCGCATCAGGCAGGTCGGCCGGTACCAGGCCACCGGGGCACCGGCCGCCAGCGCCACGCGCAGCACGGCCTCGAAACTGACCGCTGCATTGCCGGCGCCGTCGGCCATCGCGTCCGCCTGCACATGCAGCAACTGGCGCGACGGACCCACCGAGGCCTGACCGACGCCGATCCAGTCGCCCGCGAGCAGCGTCTGCCCCGCCTGGTCGGCACCCATGGCGATGACCATGGTCGACGCACCGGCCGCCGTGGCGCCCACCGTCGTCCAGTTGCCGCGCGCGGTGCCGCGAGGTTCGGGCTGCGTGGCGTTGTAAAGCGCCAGCTGATTGACCCGGCCGCGCAGCGCATGAAGCAGCACGCTCCATGCCGCAGCGTTCTCCGGCAGGTCCTGCTCGTTGCCCACGAGCGAGCAGGTGCGCCGCACTGGCGCCCTCGCCACGGTCTGCACAGCGCCGGTGTCGCTGCCGCCGAACGTGAGGTCGAAGTAGCGCAGGCCGAAGTCCTGCCGCGCAATCGAGAGGTCCTCAGGGATCTGGATGATGGTCATTGGGGGAGGACCTTCTGACGCTTGAGCTGTTCGATCAGCTGCCGATTCGCTTCTGCGGCGATGCGCTGCATCTCCACCATCGCCGATGCACGGTCCGCCCGTGCGTCGAGCTGGAACACAGGCGCATGAACGATCGAGATGGAGGACGACGCGCCGCCAAGGTCGTGGTTCGGCACGATCGCACCGGCCATCGAGGGCGTAAAAAGCTCAGGCCCTTCCTCGCCCACCAGATAGGTTTGGTTCGCGCCCACCGGCCCTCCCGCGGCGCGCTTGCCAGACAGCAGGGTCGCCAGCGTGCCCAGGCTGTCGCCTCCGGCAGTGCCGACTGCATTGGCGGCCGAGACCGCGTTTGCCGTGGCGAGCGACGTCCCTCCGAACGCGGCGCCGACGCCTTGCAGCAGACTGCCAAAGAGTCCGCTGCCGGAGCCGCCCTGCACCAGGCTGCCGAACATCGCACGCGCGAGATTCGCCGCCACGGCTTCGGCAACCATGCGCTTCATCATGTTGCCGAAATTGCTGGCGATGGACTTGAAGTCGCCATCGAGCGACGACGCCAAACCTTGGCCGAGGACGTCCTGAATGTTGCCAGCCGCGCGCACCGAGAAGTCGTCGGCCTTGTTCGCGAGGTCATCGATTCGCTTCTGCGCCTCAGTGTAGGCCTCGGCTTCCTTCGCCACGGCGCGGCCATAGTTGTCGCCCTTGAGCGCTCCGGCATCGCGCAACTCGTTGATACGCACGAGGGCGGCGGCATAGGCCTCGGCCGGCGTCATCAGCGACTGGGTCAGGCGCACGCCCTCTTCCCATGTCCGTTTTTGCTCTTCGGCCCGTTCCTTGTTCTTCTCGTCAGCGTCCTTTTGTAGCGCCTCGACTTCCTTGATGTTGTCGAGCTTGGCCGCCGCGAGCAGGGCCTCCTGCTTCTGCTGCTCGGTGAAGGGCTTGCCGTCCGCCTGCAGGCGCTTGATTTCAAGCACGGTCTGCTCGACCTCGCTCAGTTCCTTGGCCTTCTCCACCCGCTTCTGGAGGCTCTCGATGTACCGTTTTGCCGCGGCCTCTTCGTCCTTGGCCTTGCCACCACCACCGCTGGGGATGATCGGTGCGGCCAGTTTCTTGGCTTCCACCACCGGGATGAAGCCACGGTCTTCGCGGCGCTTGGCGCCGCTGCCATCCGGGTCGGCAATGTCGGCCAGTTTCTTGAGCTGCTCGCTGGCCGCCGAAGCGATCTTCGACTGCTCCTGCAGCTTGGCGCGGTAGGTCTCCATGCGCCGCGCAGCCATCTCATCGGCTGGATTGCGCTGCAGCTGCAGTTCGACACCATTCATCAGGCCCTGCAGGCGCTGCATCTCGGTGGTCGCCGCGTTGGCGCGGGATTGCACCTGGCCGATTTCATCCACGCCCAGCGTGCGCGCGACACCGCCGCCGATGGTGATCAGCAGGGCATTGAGCAAGCCGCCTTCCTTGCGGGCCTCCAACAGCTGGTTGGTGATTCCGACCAGCGACTTGATGAGCGGCCCGCCCAGCGAGATGGCGGCCGCTTCCGACGAGAGCTTGAGCTTGGTCAGGTTGTCGTTGAAGTCGGCCGCATCCTTCGCCAGATCGCCGCTGTAAATCGCGCCGAGCGAAATCGCCTCCTGCTTGAGCTTCTCGATGCCCTCGCGCCCCTGGTTGAGGAACGGGATCATCTCGGCGCCGGACTTGCCGAAGATGCGTTGCGCCAGCGCGGCCTTTCCGGCACCGTCTTCGTAAGTCGAGAAGCGGTCGGCCAGGTCGCCCAGTACCGCATCGCTTGAGCGCAAGGTACCGTCGGAATTCTTGACCTCGATGCCCAGCGTCTTGAACGTGGCCGCGGCTTCCTTGTTGCCGCCAGCCGCCTCCGCCATCTGCTTGCTCAGGCGGCCCACCCCGCCGGCCAGGGCCTCGAACGGCGTGCCGACCGACTCCCCCGCAAAGCGAAGCTCGCTCAGCTTCTCCACGGAGATGCCGGTCTTCTCCTGCAGGTCATCCAGCTGGTCGAGCACATCGATGGAACCGCGGGCCTGGACAAGCGCCAAGGCGCCAGCGATGGCGCCGCCAATGCCGGCGAGGCTCGCCTTGGCCGCGATGCCCCGGTCTTTCAGGCCATCGATGGCACGGCTCGCGCTCGCGAATGCTGCCTGCGTACGGTCAGTCGCCGCAAGGATGATTTCCGCTTTGGTTGCCATGTCAGTGCTTCCGTGCCCTACGCTTGTTCAGCGCCCGGACCTGGTCCAGCACGCTCACCTGCCGGACGGGCGCCGCAGGCGGGCACCACCGGTCGGCGGGCAGGAATTGCGACGCGTCCCAGGGCTGGCCATCCTTGCGGTTGCTCGCACCCTGGTACTGGGCTGCGAGCACCTGCGCATGACGCACACGCGCCGTCACAGGGCTGAGCTGCTCCCTCTCGAACATGACTTGCCATTCGCCAAACTCCTGCGCACTCATCCGTCGGCCCAGTTCTTTCACCGTGCATCCCAAGTCCCGCGCGAGAACAAAGGCAAAACGCCGCGCGGGTTGGGCCATCAGTTTTTTTCGATGGCGGGGATGTCTTGCCCCGAAAGGCGCATGGCGACGTTGAACAGCCGGTAGATTTCGCCCGGGTTGGAAGCACCCAGGGCGTCCCACTCCGAAGCCGACAACAGGGCCTCGCCGTCGTCGTCCACCACGCAGCGCGCCAGCATGCGAGGGATGACCTGCGAGCCGGCGCGAGCACGCGCCTGGTCTTCGGTCTCTCCGTCTCGGGCCTTGGAGGCCGTCGCGTTCAGCTGGTCGACCTCCATGCGCTCGGAGAGCAGCAGCCCCCGCACGACGACTTCACCGCCAAGCAGCTCCGACGTCTCCACCTGTTGCGGCAGGGACGGGACCTTGATGTCACGACGCTTCAAGGCCACGCTCAATCCCCCGCGTAGGCTTGCAACCAACCGCGCACGTCGATGCTGACGGGCGTGGTCACGGCCGCGCCGGCAGCGCCACCGGGCGCCAGCGACGTGCTGGGCTGACCGGCGAACAGAACCTGCGTGCCGTCCGCGAAACCGAAGCGAATCGCGAGGATCTGCTTGGCGCGCGAGGCCGCACGGAAGGCGAGCAGCGCCGGGTCTTCCACGTCCCACAGCGAGCCCAGGGCGTACGACAGCGGGGTTTCCTTGCCGACGGCGTTGAAGTCGCGCTTCTTGTGGATGGTGTTGATGGCCACCTTGGCCGCGTCGCCGCCGCTGGGCGTGACGTCGGTGATGGTGTCGGCGCTGACGCCGAAGGTCACCTCCGCCGCGGTTCCGGAGATGAACGAGCCGCTGAAGTCGGTGGTGTCGATGCCTTCCAGCACGAACGTGTCCGAGGTGACAGCACCCACACGCACGACGGCGTAATCGAGTTCGCCCAGCCCCTTTACGCGAAGCAGCACCACGTCTTCGGACAGGTAGCCGTGGCCGGCAGCCATGGCAACTGCCGGGTTGGCCTTGCTGATGGCAGTGATGGCCTTGGCGGCCGCGAGAGCGGTCTGTACATCGACGTCGACGTCGGACCAGATTTGAACGGACATGAGAGGCTCCAGTTAGAGGGCAATGTCCGGCGCGCCGCGCCGGGTTGTGTAGGTGAAACGCCAGAGCTGTTCGCGCTTGGCCAAGAGGGATTCGCCGTCGCCTTCGAGCGTCATGCGTGCTGCCGCCAGCTGCGCCCGGCCTGGCCGCGGCAGCGGCGCGGCGCGCGCGGTCAGCGCCACCTCGACCTGCCGGCCCAGCTCGCGGGCGCGCCGTGCGTAGTCGGCACCGCCCGCCACGACGCAGGACACGAGCACGCTGTACACGCGCGACTCGGCACCGCTGACGGTCTTCGCGTCGACGTCTTCGCCCTGCGGCGCCTCTGCCAGTTCTATGGCGGGCAGATCGGCCACCTCCAGGGGGTCCGCATGGTCGAGGTACACGCGCACGCCGGCATCGGTGCCCGCCGCCACGAGCGCAGCCTTAGCTGCGTCGAGGATCTGTTGCTGGACGTGCTCCATGTCAGACCTCCGGCTTGCGCAGATAAAGCGTGTGGAAGCCGGAGCCATCAGGCTCCGACCGCACCAGCTGCATGACGCGTGACTCCAGAGTCACCGGATGCACGATCGACAGCAGCACGTTGCGAGCAAGCAGCGCGACTTTGTCTGCCGGCACAGCCATCAGGCGCGGCTCGGTCGACTCGACCATGCCTTCGAGCACGAGCGCGCCGACATCCTCGAAGATGGCCGTGAAGGCCACCGCGCCGGCCGCAACCAGCCTGTTGGACAGGCGTTGGTTGACTGCCGCGTTGGCGCGGTCTTCGAGGGCGGCGAATCCGGCGAGCATGGCGGGCGACGGATCAGGCGTTGAGGTGCAGCCAGACGGTGGTGACACCGGCGCCCGCGGCCTTGGCGGCATAGCCGGCCAGCACGTTGCCGCTAGCGGTCGTGGTCAGCCGGCTGTTGGCCGCATCCCAATACAGCAGCGCGCCCTGTGCGACGGCGTCGCCCGAGAGCTTGGCGACTTCGGCCACACCCTTGACGCGCAGCGCGCCCACGGTGTTTGCCGCGATGTCCGCGACGGCGATGCCGATGCGTGCGCCGATGACCACGACCGCGCCGCCAGCAACGGCACCGGCTGGGCTGTAGTCGAGCACGTCGCCGACCTGAACGAAATTTTTCATGACGATTCCTTGAAGATGAGACGGAGAGCACCGGGCGGGCTGTCAGCCCGCCCGAAGGTCATCAGGGGGCCAAGCCCGGGTTCTTGGCAAGGGTTCGGAAGTCGAGCGGCGTGACGCCAGCGTCGATGCGGACCTTGAATTCGGTGCCGTCCACCGTCCAGCCGTTCTTCTGTTCGAGGTACGGCTGTTCGTTGCCGTCGAGGTAGTTCACCTCGATGGTGTCGGCCGCGTTCTGGTCGGCCGCGCCGTACCAGGCCGTGGTCGAGTTCGCGTCCAGGCGAGCGTCTGAGATGACCTCGAAGGTGTCCTTCACCGAGTTCGGCACGGTGTTGTTCTTCGAGGCGGCGCCGATTTCGTACTCGCTGGCACGCACGACATTCGCCGTGCCCTTGAGGGTGCGCGGCACCAGCAGGTACTTCAGGCCGATGTTGAGCGGCGAGGCGCCCTGCTTCTGCAGCGCCATGGCGGCCTGCATCGCGTCGACCGATGCGGTGTTGATGCCGGCAGCGGTCAGCAGGTTGCCGTGGGTCGCATGGAACAGCGCCGTGCCGTCGCTCATCGCCGGGTTGGCGGTCAGGATGGCGTACACGAGGTCACCGATGGTGCGGATGGCGGCGCGGCCCATGAGACGCGGGATGCGCGTGAAGGCGTCCAGATCGTCGTTGATGATGGCTTGGCGCGTGATGCTGAAAAGCTCGCCGTAGGTCGCCAGCACGACCTTCTCGCCGCGCTCGCCGATGGACGCGTACTTGTACTCGGCGCCTTCGGCCACCTTGCGCAGGCTGGGGAACGAGTTCAGGTCGACGCGGTTGCCGACCTTGAAGTCGGGCAGCGTGCCGGCGCGGGTCCACAGCTGGAAGGTTTCCTCGGCTTCGAGGTAGCCCTTGAGCAGCGCCTTGCTCGCGGTGTTGGCGAGCAGCAGCGGGAAGTCGCTGGTGCTGTGCGTGAAGGCGGCGCCGATGAACTGCATCTTGTCCATGCCTTCGGTGCGCAGGCCGGCGCGAGCCAGGCTGTCACGGGCCATTTCCGACAGCGTGTAGCCGCGGTACGGGTTGGCACCTTCGATCTTCTCGTAGCCAGCACGGGCGAGCAGCGCCTGCGTGGCAGCACGCTTTTTCTTGTCGCCTTCGTCTTCGACAGTCGACACGTGGCCGCCAGCCACAGGCGTGGAACCCTTTGCCAGATGGGCCAGCAGGCGCGAGCCAGCGGCCTCCACAGTAACGTTGTGGTCGTCTTCGCAGGTGCGAAGCAGCGCTGCGACGCCCTCGCTCGAAGAGAAGGCGGCGAAGCTGGCACGGATGCCGGCCCGGCGCTGGCCATCGGCGGCCAGAATGGCAGCCTGGTCGACAGCGACCGGTTGAACAGTGGTGGCGGGCGCGGCGTTTCCGCCGCCGGCCGCAACAGCACCGGCCGCGCCAACGGCGGTCAGGAGCAGGTGGGAACGGAGTTTCATGGGGTCCTCATCAGCGGAAAGTGCGGGCTGTGCCGCGGGGGTGCCCGACGCCTGCAGGGATGCAGGCAGCGAGCGATAACGGTTGAGTGGCATGTCCCGTGCAGCGCTGGCAGCCAGCGGCATCGGGTCGGTGATCGCGTCGATGAACTTGGCGCTCAACGCCTCATCGGCGGTGTAGAAGTGGTCCTTGCCATCGGTGAGCAGCGCCAGCATTCCGGGCTGGTCGCCGGTGCGCGCGGCGTAGCTGGTGGACATGGCAGCGGCCCAGGTGTCCAGCTGGTCGGCCAGCTCGCGCAGCTCGACGCTGTTGCCGGCGGCGTAGGTCCACGGCGCGTGGATCATCAACATGGCGTTATTCGCCATGTGGACCTGATCGCCGGCCATCGCGATCAGACTGGCGATGGAGAAGGCCATGCCATCGACTTCGATGGTCACGGTGGCGCGGTGGCGACGAATGGCGTTGTGGATGGCAAGGCCGTCGGGCACCGAGCCGCCGATGCTGTTGATGCGCACCGTGATCGCGTCGACATCGAGTTCCTGAAGCTCGCGCACGAAGGTCGAAGCCGAGACGGTCTCCTCCCACCAGCTTTCGCCGATGTCGCCGTAGATCAGGATTTCAGCCGCTGCCGCAACGCCGACGGCCGCAGCCGCCAGGGCGGTGCGGCGCCGGATTGCGTACCAGGGGGATTGAGGTTTGGACATGTCTGGGCTCTTCTTGAGATGACCCAGTGTCAGAAACCGCCAGTCCCATTTCTAGGGAGAAATGGGACTATTTATCGTCAAGGCTCCGCGGGAGCCTTGCCGCCATCTTCGTCATCGTCTTCGTCGTCCTTGGGCGGCGGCGCTGCCGGCGGCGCCGCTGGCGCGCCTGCCGCGTTCGCAGCGTTGCTGGAGAACGTGAGCGCGCGCTTGGCTGCATCCTTGCGCCACGAGTCGACCTGCTCGATGACGTCGCGCGGGTTGCCGCCGCGGCGACGGATCACTTCGACCTCGCTGGCGAAGCCGGCCAGCACCAGCTTCTCCCAGGCCACAGCTTCCTTCACCGGGTCGATCCACGGCATGCTCTGGCCGATGTAGAGCGCATCGTCCTCGGTGCCTAGCGCGACGTCGGCCGGCCGCGGCACCGCACCACTGAGTGCGGAAATCTGCACGAAGCGCTGCCATACCGGCTGCATCACCATGCCGACGAACTCTTCGGTCAGCACCGCGTAGTGCACCCACTGTTCGACCAGTTCCTGCCGCTGGCCGCTGTAGGTGCCGCTGTAGTCCCGGCTGATGCTGGAATAGCTCGCGCCGACACCCGACGCGAAGGCCCGCAGCTGACCAGCACGCCATGCGATCAGGTTCGGATTGGGCCGGTTGCTGTCGATCATTCCGACCTCTTCCCCGACCAGCAAGCTGTCGAGGATCATGCCGGGCTGCATGCGCAGATCGCGCGGCACCACGTTGCCATCGGCGTCGACCGCAGCAGACGGCGCCGTGTCCGGGTTCGCATATTCGTTTCGCTTGACGTACGCGGTGAGCGAGGCAGCAACCTTGGCGGCGATGCGCTCGCTTTCCTCGTAGTCCTTCAGGTCTTCGATGCGCGTGATGACACTGGCGAATTCTGAGACCCCACGACGCTGGTGCAGCCGGTCGAGCGTTGCGACGTGCAACATGCGATCGGCAGAGATGGTCTTCAGCGATCCGACGTCGCGGAAGGTGAACGCGTCACGAGGATCGCTTTTGTAGACCAGGTAGTTCGTCGCCTTGCCCCAGGCGTTGCACTGGATGCCCTGGCGGATGCCCTTGCTCGCATCGTCGTAATCGAGGGGCACGAAGTCGGGCTCGAACAGCTCGAGCGAATAGGGCACCTGGGTGCCATGGTCGAGAAAAGGAACCGGCCCAATGAGCTCCTGCGCGAATGCCTCGCCATCGCGCAGCCACGTGTACGCGAGCAGCCGCTGCGCCAGCGACCATGTGTAACGCCCAGTGACTTCAGGGTGCTTCTGCCAGTTGCGGTACGCCTCGCGCAGCGCACGGGCATATTCCTCGTGGATTGTGCCGTCGGCGCGCCGTGGCTGGGGCTCGATGCCGATGCCGTTGGGCCCGATCACGTTGTTGACCAGCACGCGCAACGTGCCGCGTGACAGGTCATGATTTCGCTCAAGGAAGCGCGCATGCGCGCGCAGCGCCGTCGCGCCAGCACCCACCAGAGCGTCCGGGCTGCTGTTGTCGGCGCGACGCTGCCGCTGCTTCGTGGGCTTGGCGCCCTCGTAGTGGGCAAGCGCACGGCGCGCCTGCGCGCGGCGAAGGCCTGCGAGCGGGTTCTGCCAGGCAATGACGCGGTCAACGATATTCATGGTCATCTCACTGGCCCCCATCGAAGCGTGCGACGGAATACGCCAGGCCGCCGAAGCGCGCCCCGCGGTTCGTCTCGGCCGCGACGCGGCGCTCCCATTCGGCGCGCCCCTTGCGGATCTCCAGCAGGTTCTCGCTGCTCACGGTTCGGCCGTTGAACTGCACGGTCTTGCCCGTGAGCACAGCGGCTTCGGCGGCCAGGTATGCGGCCAGCATGTCGGTTGCGATAGTCATGGCAGCACGCTACGCGGCGCCGCGTCCCATTGGCAGGGAGAAATGGGACTTTTTGCAGATGCGATGCCGATGGCGAGCTGCGGCCTGGGGTCGATCCGGCCCGACACGCGGTAGACGGTCGACCGGCTCACGTTGTGAGTGCGCATGACCTCCGCCAGGTTGGTGCCAATGAAGTCGCGACGGATCGCGGCGTCCCGCTCTGCCCGCCCCTCCGCGGGGATGTAGAGGTCCTGGCCGCCATGTCGGCGGCGCAGGCCGCGCACCAGCGCCTGGGCGAACGACGAGGCCATGCCCTCGTGCATGCCGATCTCTTCGCGCACGATGTCGACAAGGTCGCGCTCCAGCTGCACGGCAGCGTCCTCGCTCTGGCCTGGGCTCAGGCATTCCATTTTGTGAATCACAGTCGGTCACTCCAATCGTCGGATGCAAACGACCGCCCTGCTGCAGGTGCGCTGCGGGCGGAGGTCGGTGTTCGGGCAGAAACGTTCTTCAGGCGTATGGGCACTGGGGCAGCCACAGCAGGCGTTGCATCCGCAGGGCTCGCTGCGGGCGGTGCCGCGAAGAGGTCGCCATTGGCAGGCTGCACGGCGCTTTCGAGCCGTGTCCACATGGCGTCGGTGTAGGTATGAAGGCCCAGCGCGTGCGTGCAGAAGATCGCGTAGACGGTGCAGTCCAGCACCTCATTGCGCGCGCGCTTCTGGTTGACCCATCGGTACTCGATGCCCCGGGCCGTGCGCTGCGGCACACGTGCCTCTGCGGTCAGCTGGTGGTAGAACTCAGGCGCGAGGTCTTTGGTGAAGTGCACATAGCCTGCGCCGGGTTGCGTCACGCACAGCCGGCCGTAGATCAAATCCTTGGCGGTGTCCGTGCCGACGTACCACAGCCGCACGCCGCGCTTGAGCACCTTGCCGCGCCAGTTGACGTCCTGAATGGTGGCCTTGCCCTTCACCATCTTGCTGGGCTGAGGGTCGCCCCGCACCGCGAACACACGATGCCTCTCACGCTCACGGCAGTAGTTGTAGGCCTGGTGCGTGAAGTGCCCGCCCGTGTCGACGGCCATGGCCTCGATGCGAAGCGCCTGGCCGGCCGCGTGGCTGAAGATCGTCTCGCGGTACTTGTCGAGCTTCTCCCAATCTCGCTCATCGGCAGGATTGGCATAGATGACCGCGTAGTCGACCACCCACATTTCCTCGCCGCGCCCAATGGCCCACACCACGACCTCGAAGCGGTTGTCCTGCACGTCGACACCGGCCACCAGCACCAGACCGCCCAGCGGGATGGTGAAGCGGCGGTAGTCCTCTGCGCGACGCGCGAGCTCGTGTTCATCGGCACGCTCGACGGTCTCTTCCCAGTACTGCGCAAGGGTCTCGTTCACAAAGCCTTCGAGCGGGCCGGTTTCGCCGGTCTTCGCCTTGGCGGTGGCTTCGAGGAACTCGCGCACGATGTCTTCCCAGGTGCGCTGTGGGCTGTATGCCGTCCACACCTCGGAGAAGGCGATATGACGCGGCGCGTGCACGACCTCTCCGGCCACATTCAGCCAGACGTGCCGGTGGTGGTCGTAACGGAACTGTTCGCAGTCGCTGACCCACATGGCAGCCTTGTCCCAGATCGCCAGATACTCCGCCTGCGTGATGCTCTCGTGGCAGTGCGGGCACACATGTCGCACGGTAGACGGCTCAGCCCCATCCCACTTGAAGCCGTGCTTCACCTTGCTGCCACCCCAGAGCAGCTGATGCTCGATCTGGCAATGCGGGCAGACGATGCGGTAGCGCATGCGCACGTCGGCATTGGTCTCGCGATACTCGATGTGGCTCAAGCCCTTGACGCGCACGGTGCTGCCCGCGATCAGCTTCGGGAAGGGAGCGCCTTCGAGCCGGCCCCGGGCGAGCGTGATTGGGTCGGATGACTTCTCGATTTTCTGGTCGAAGGCATCGGCCTCGTCCAGCATTGCGACGGCGACCGTGATCCGCCGATATGCGCGCGCGGCCTTGCCACCGAGCATGTGCAGCACCGACCCGAGGAAGCTCTTGAGCTTCATCGTGTCTTCCTTGCCGTGGACCATGACCGGCCGCACCGCGGCCACGTCGCGCAGCATTGGCTCAACCTCCGACTTCACGAAGCTGTCGCGGTCATCGTCGGTCGGCTGCCACAGCGCCTGCTTGCGCCGACGGTGCGCCGCGTTGTAGGCGATGAAGGCGAGCAGCGTCTTGGTGTAGCCCACGCGCTTGGCCTTGCGGACGGTCACCTCCTCGATGTCGTCATTGCTGAAGGCATCCATCCACCCGCGCTGAAAGGGGTAGGCGACCCAGCGGCCCTGCGTGTGGCTCGACTCCGCCGACAGGAAGAACGACTCTTCGGCCCACTCGCTCAGGTGCTGCGGCTTGGCGGCCTGCAGCGGTGACATGCCGGCAGTGACTGCGGCCAGGACCGCGCGCAGCGTTTCGGGTGGGGCGTGGCTCATGCGTCCAATGCCCCGATCAGGTCATCGTCGTCGGTGCTGTCGACCTTCACGGCCACCAGCTTCTCGGTCGCACGGATCCATTCGTTGCGCGCATCGGCGACCGTGGCCATGATGCGATCGCGCGCGGCTTCTGGCAGATCGGGACACACCTTTTTCAGCGCCCCTGGCAGCTGCTCGAAGCGCTCGGCCACCGACTGGCTGGCGACGGCCAGCACCTCGGCCAGCAGGCCGATGGGCGCGAATTCGCCACGGGCCGCGGCGTTCTTGATCTCGATTCCGTGACGTTGCTCGCGCGCCAGCGCGGCCCGCTCCTGCACCAGGTCCAGCCCACCGGCTTCAAGCCCAGCGCGCCCGGCAGCTTGGTCGCGCAGACGCTCGCAGTAAGACACCAGCCACTCGTGCCCGGTGTCGCCGCGTGTGATGATTCGCTCGGCGACCAGCTGACTGACGCGGGCTTCGCTCACGCCGATCAGACCAGCAAACTCCGCCTGTGAAATCGTCCTGTCCAGAGCATCAATCGCCTTCACTTAACCCCCTTAGCGAAGTCGTTGAACAGTCCGGAAGCGGGCATCGAATTACCCTTGACCGACCCCCTCCGGGAGGACCCTCGATGGGGGGGTGCCGGTGCACGAAAAAGGTGCACTTTCCCCGAAAGACGACGAAACGTCACGACGCACCCCCGACCGGCCGTGCCGTGGCGATGGCGCGGGCGTACTCACGGTCGAAGTGCCCAGGGAAAGCCTTGGCGATGGTGTCTTGCCCAATCTGATCGAAGGGGTAGCGCTTGCGATAGGTAGCCTTCCCAACGAAGAGCAGCACAGGCAGCACCACCGTGTTCGTCGCACCGAAAGAGATGCGCACCCACACGCCACGCTCCAGATGCTGCGACTTGTGCCCGCCCTTCCATGAGCTCCGACCGTATGCCTTGGCACCCTTGCCAGTGCTGACGAAGTACGCCTCGCGTGCGCGCTTGGACTTGCTGCGCTTGCTGTTCGTCGCATTGGCATCGAAGCCCGACACGTTGAAGCTCTGCAGCTGACTGAGGATCTGAACGATCTGCCCGCGGCTGATGTTGCCGTAGCTGTCGAGCTTGGCGCCTGCGCCCGGCACTGCACGCTCGGTGGCGTTCATGATGCCGCGCTGCATGAGCAGCTGCTCGAATCGCTTCTGAGGCCGTGCTCCACCTGTGATCTGCGGCATCAGGAAGTTCGGGCCGTAGTAGTCCTTCAGCCACACGCGCGCGGTCAGGTCGACCTTGGTGGCAGGCTTGACGAACAACGAATTGAGCGTGAACGCGGTCGGCCTGTCGAATGCCGTCTGCATGCCCTGCTTCTCTGCTGCCCGCACGTCCTGCGCGGTGCGCGTCAGCGCGACAGCCGTGGCGAAAGTCACCTGCTTGGCGTTCTCGCGCATCGCGGCCTTGACCTGCGGGAAGTTGTCGCGCACATCGATCTTCATGCGGCCACCGCCTCACCCATCGCACGCCGAACACGCTCGGTGTAGTTGGCGAACGACTCGCGCCCAACCACCTGATGCTCTGCCCAAGGCTCCATGCCCAGCGCTCTAGCCTTGGCTTCAATGGTGTCGCGCCGGGCATCCCATGCAACCACGGCGACACCTACACCGGCAGCGATCTGCGCCGCCCGCGCCATTTGGTTCGTCACGACGCGCAACACATACGCCATGCCAGCCGGCGGCGTCACTTTCGCGGCTGCCTGCGCTGCCGCAACGAACGTTTCGAGCGTCACGCCCTTGTCGATGAGCGCCCGCAGCTCCGGGTTCGACGGGTTGACGTTGGGAATGCCCGCTGCTCGGATGGCTTTGCAGACCTCTCCCACTTTCGTGGTGCTTGCCGATGCCCCTCCCTCGCCCCCCGCTTCGGGGGGTAGGGGGGGTTGTTTATCTTCTCTACTCTTCTCTTCTCTGTGGTTGCGCTGTGACGTTTCCGTCACGTCACGCGTCACGTCACCACCTTGTTTCTTTCGGTCGCGATACTCACGTGAGCGCTGGGCCCCTGTCTTCGCCCCTGTGGACCGCGTGCGGCCGACCGTGTTGTGCTCGTGGAAATTCGAGAAAGAAACCTCGTTCTCATTGGAGAGAAGCTCCACCCAACCGATGTGCATGAGGGCCTCACCCATGCCCGGAACACCACAGATCAGGTCGAGCGAAACGGCATCGGTCGAGCGCAACACGCCCTCTTCCGTCGCGCATTCGTTGACGGTCGACCACAACGGCAGCAATGCCCCGACCGTGATGCGCGTGACGACCGGGAGCAACGACAAAACGTCACGCTCGGTCCGCGTGACGTTGCCCGTGACATGCGTCACGTTCTCCGTCACGTCACGCAACGCGAAGCCAGACCACGCCAGAAACGCAGGGTCGGCCAGCAGCAGGCGCGCGACTGCGATGACCTTTGGATTGGTCAGCAGGCTCGCGCGCATCTTGATCCAGCTCATGAGGCTCTTTCCGCAGCCAGGCGCCCTACGGCGTGCTTGCGCAGGATGTTCATCTCATGGACCTGCAACGCGGCCCGCGCCTCGCTGATCTCCTTCAGCGCGCGGTCGCGGTCGTTGTCCGAAATGACGCCGTCGGCATCGCCTTCGATGGTCGAAGTGGCGACGTCGGACATTTCCTTGATCACGTCCGACATGCTGCGCTGCAGGTTCAGACTGCTGGTCGCGTCCGTGACTGGAAGCTGCACGAAGCCGCCACCGGCCGCCGCGATGGCGTTCACGAAGTCATGGCAGTTGGGCGATGCCGCCTCGATGCACATTTCCGAAATGACCATGGCGGTGTTCAGGCCCAGCTTGAAGGCTTCGGCGCCGGCCAGTTCCTTGCGCAGCACTTCGGGCCGCTTGCCGATGCGCAGGGCCATGACCTCCAGGCCGCCTGGGTACTGCCGCACCATCAGGCGCAGCGCGTCGCATGGGTTCATATCCATGTCCTCGGAAAGTGGATGTTGTTGCGCTGCAGCAGAGCAAAGACACTGCGAGCATGGGAACGAAAGTAAGCAACAAGCCGGGCGATATGGCCCGATCTGGGGATTGGCGGGAGTCCACAGCCGTCAGAGAATCGAAATTCCACAAACAACCGCCCAACCACTGGGACTCCCATGAAATTCGCACTGGTCATCAATCCAGGCTCGGCCTTCGCGCGCGCCTACGCTGGCTGTCTAGAACAAACGAGCGGGCAAGATTCAATGCCGGTGCTTTTCTGCACTTCGATGGATGCGAGCCACCATCACTTTCTTCATGTGGAGACGGAGCAGACCGAGCGCTTTCCCGTGCCGCAATCTCTCCACTTGCCTCACAGCATCGTCGAGTACATCGTCCAGTACTTCGAAGATCAGCAGAAACCAGCCATGGGTTTTGCGTAGCCTGGTCGAAGTTGAATCTCGGAACGACAACGAGTCTTCCTCCCCATCTCACGAGCGCCGGACGGATGGCCCAAAGGACCACGCGGGCGTACAAATCGCGCAGGCCCGAGCGACTTGCCCAACGCGCGCGTGGTTTTCCATCAGCGGACTTCATAACTCACCACCTTGAGGAGATTGCAAATGGCTGGATTTCTGGACAACGCCGAGATCGACGTTCCATGCCCGAACTGCGGAAAGAAGATCAAGCAGAAGCTGGGAGGGCTGAAGAACAGCCCCACCATCCGGTGTCCCGGCTGCGGGTCCTCGATCAAGCTCGACGCGAGCGGCCCAAAGGGCGCCGCCAAGAGCCTGCAGCAGGTCGAGAAAGGCATAGACGACTTGCGGCGGACGCTTCGCAAGCTCGGCAAGTAGGCTGGACCACGCTGCCACGTCCGCGTGGAGAGGCAGCGTGATGTCGACGCGCAAATCTGCGGGAAACGCGGGTGCAGGCGACAACGCGCTGCGGACCATTTCCAGCTCACTGGCACGCACCAAAAGCTCACGGCGCCCTGGCAGGGTCAGCAAGACATCGCCCGTGGCGTCGATCGAGAGCAAGAGGGAGAAGTGGCGCGCCCCGACGGCCGCCCGACGCTTCTTCAGGGTCCTGGCGCTACGCATGGGCACCCTCCCCGACCGGCGCAGTGCCAGAGAACTCATCCACCATCTCAGCCACCGACAACCGACTGTCGGCCGCGGCAAGCCGCTGGATCAAGGCCAATGAGGGCTTTCTGCCACGCCACTGGGTGGCCAATTGCCACAGGTAGCCCTCGTTCATACCTGCCCGTTTGGCGAGGGCAGAACGGTCTTCGCGGCTCAGAGACGGGTGGAGTTGGGACAAACGCATCTGGCGATGTTAGCGCCGCGCTAAGTTATGTCAATGGCGCCGCGCTATCACACACGATTAGCAGTGCGCTATCCAATACATGCATGAAAGTTGTTGAGGAGGTCCGGCGCTTGCGCTTGGCAGAACTTAGGGCTGAATACGGCACTTTTGCCGCAATCAATGCCAAGCTGGAGCGAACGTCAACAGACGCAACGCTCAGCCAAATCGCGAACTCGTCCTCCGGCAGCAAGACGAACAAGCCCAAAACCATGGGCTCGCCTCAAGCCAGGCTCATCGAAGAAAAACTCGGCAAACCAGTCGGATGGATGGACACGGACCCCGCGCTGATTGACGCAACGGCAGCGTCGTGGCCTTTTCCAAATATCACGCCCGAACAGTTTGCTGGCCTGAGCGCAGAAGTGAAGAAAGCTGCCGAAGCTGTACTACTTTCAGCCCTACCGTTGGGGGAGAGCGCGGCAAGCCTGGAAGAGCACAAGGCACCATCGAAGCGCCGCGCGTAGTTTCCGCGACAGTTTACAAATTAACACAATTTGCGGGGCCTCGGCCGAAAAGACCTCCGGGGGCAGTGCAGATTGAGTCAGCCAAGGTCCACTGCATCTGTTCGCGACGGCGCTAAACAGCCATACGGCTAGAGCATTCGGCCGCCCTGGCGAATGACGCAGTCCCTGAAAAGTACTGGCTCCTGCGTATGCATGCGAAGCACGTCGTTGCCACGGTACAGACTTACTGCACCGCTGTCGAACACATCAGCACTCACTGCCAAGCTTACGTTGCTCACGTAAATCTCGACCCTTGTGGCGTCTACACGTCTCTGCTGCCGCACAGAGAGCGAAGTGTTGCGAGCAGCTCGATTGCCGAACTCGTCGGTCAAACACTCCACCAAACGACTTGCCGATGCAGGAGAAACCTCTCCGCGCGCCAGAAGCTCGAATGCATGCGGATCAGACGATCTCGTTGGAGCGGCACATCCAGAAATCGTCATTGCGCAACAGACCGTCAATGCCCCGATTGCCCATTTCGTTCCCATTCGACACCTCTTGTTGTTGCCAGATTTTCCCGCATACGAGACTCTCAGCAAAAGATTTCAAATGCTTAGCGCGCCGCTATTGACATAAAGATTAGCGCGCCGCTATTATTCGACCTCCAACCACATGGAGGCCGCAATGCCCGCAACCACCCCAGCCGCAGCAGCGGCGGCCGACATCACCGTCTGGCACATGATGGGCGACGAAACGTCGCGCATCGCCGACTTCGCTGCGGAGACCATCCGCATGCGTGAAGCGAATGGCCTGCCGAAGGCCATCGCGATGGACTGCCGGACCTTCGAGGTGGACTACCTCGGCGATGTCGAGCAGATCAATGCCGACCGCGGCCCGCTCGGCCTCGTGATGGTGTGCTACCCCATCGTCATCGGTTCATTCAAACCGCTGTTTCAGCGCAAGCTCGAACAAGACCAAGTGATGGCCTTTCCGCAAGGGTGGCGCATCGCCCATGACGGGTCAGTGAAGGGCTTCGCGCGCGGCCTGCGCCGACTCATCGAGGCCCGGCTCCACCCCTGCGATTCCACGTTCAAGCATCAACGCGACGGCACTTTCACCGTGGCCGTCTGCTGTGCGGCCTACGAAGAATGCCCCCATCGGAGGGCGTTCATGCACGTCGCCCAGAGCTACATCGACGCGCTGGCAAAGCTGCGCGCGTCAACGCCAGGGAAGGCTGAGGAAGCTCATGAGCCACATGCGGCGAGGTGCAGTGATGCAGGTCGAGCCGCATGCGCTGGTTGCAAAAAAGCGATGGTGCCGGGAGTAGTCCTTCGGCAGGAAATCGCTCGCCACCCTGACCATGTCGCGCGCCTCAATGCGGACGGGCAATGCAACGCCATCCACCTTGCCGTAGTTCAACAGCTCCCCTTTTCTGCCGGCGCCACGGTAGATGACGCCAACTTCAGCCAGTGTGATCGGAAAGCTGCTGAGGTTGACCACCTCCAGGCCCAGCAGCAGCCCCGAGGGCACTTCGACGACGAGCCTCGTCCGCAACCGGACGCGATCCCCGCTCAGTGCCCGCCACGTGTTCAGCAGGCCGAGCACAGCACCCAACACAGCGATTGCCAGCGTGCCCCAGCTGAGCACGTCCTTGGTGTCCATGTGAATTTCCCCGCAACGCTTTAAGGAGCCCGAGTATGACTTCCGCAACCACCCCAGCCGCAGCAGCGGCACCCGCACCCACCACCGTCCCCGCCATCGGCGCCCCCTGGCCCGCCCAAGGCGGCATCTACGCCGGCATCACGCGTGACGCACAGTCCGGCAACCACTTCCACCTGATCGTCAGCACCGACCCGGCCGGCAGCTTCGACGCCACCTGGGGCGGCGCCGGCACCGAAGTCGCAGGCGCGTCCGACCGCTGGGACGGCGTCGCCAACACGCGCGCCCTGCTCGCCGCCACCACCGACCACCCGGCCGCGCAACGCTGCGCCGCGCTCACCATCGACGGCCACGCCGACTGGTACCTGCCCGCGCAACGCGAGCTCACCGTGTGCCTGGTCAACGTCCCCGAGCTGTTCGAGACCGACGACTGGTACTGGTCGAGCACGCAGTACTCCCGCCACTACGCGTGGTTCCAGTTCTTCGGCTACGGCTTCCAGGACTACGGCGACAAGGGCTATGAGGCCCATGTCCGCGCCGTCCGCAGATTCCCACTTCAGTCCTGAGTCATTCAACCCTTCCGGCCCGAAGGGCCGGTCGTTCGATTTTTTTCGGAGCGCCCGACATGTCTCTCTCGATCCTCAAGCAGCAGGCCGCGCAGTTGCTCGCGCACATCGATGCAGCCGATGCGCTGTTCACCAAGATGACCAGCAGCACGGCGCCTGCAGCCCTGGCGGCTGGCCTGACTGACTCGGTGGCAGTGGCCGCATCGCGTGATTCGCACGCCGTGCCCGCCATCGGCGAGCAGTGGCCGGGCCAGGGTGGCATCTATGCCGGGATCGCGAATGGCGGACAGGGCCCGTATCACCTGATCGTGGCCACCGGCCCGGGCAGCGACTTCGCTGCCAAGTGGGGCGGTGAAGGCAGCGAGGTCGAGGGCGCCACCGATGCGTGGGACGGCCTCGCCAATACCCGCGCGCTGGTCAACGACAGCACGGGCCATCCAGCCGCGAAGGGCTGCACGGTGCTGACGCTGGAAAGCCACAGTGACTTCTACCTGCCGGCCCGCCGCGAACTGGCGCTGTGCTTCCTGAACGTGCCCCAGCTGTTCAAGAAGGACGACTGGTACTGGTCGAGCACGCAGTGCTCCCGCCACACCGCGTGGGGCCAGGTCTTCGGCGGCGGCGGCCAGTACGGCTACGGCAAGGGCTATGAGGCCCATGTCCGCGCCGTCCGCAGATTCCCACTTCAGTCCTTCAGCAATTCGGTCACTTCCGACGAAGGCGGCGCGTCGTGAAAAGCGATTTTTTTCGGGACCTGAAGACGTTCGGCATGGTGTGCGCGCCCATCGTGCTGCCCGTCGTCTTCGCGGCCATGTTTCTGCACGGGTGGACCACGCCATGAAGGCCGGGACCACCCACGAGCAGCGCGTGCAAGCCGCTGCCGCGCGCCGCCTGCGCGCCCAAGCATCGGCCACCACTGGGCCGGTCGGCGGTCTGATGGACCTGCGCAGCCAGTACGTGCCCGCAGTCGCCACCGACATCCGCCAAACCTTCAAGCGCGTCCGCGCAGAGATTGATCGGGGAGAACGCCTGTGAACAAAAGTGAAAAGGCTTTTGAAGCCTACATGGCTGCGAAGCACGACGCGCAGGAGCGGGCCGAGTTCGAGGAAGTGCCGGTGATCGGCGTCTTCCATCCGATCTGTGTACTCGGCTACATCATGGCCGCGTGCATCGTCGCGCTGGCCGTGCTGCTGGCCCTTCTTGTCACGGGCCACTGACATGCCGACCATCGTGCAAGGCCTCTTCTTCGCCGGCAAGGACCGGCCGTCGCGTCCGCTCGCCAGCACCTCGCTCACCGATGCCCGGCAGTTCGTGCTGAAGCTGCGCCTGGTCGACAACCAGGGCGCCCACAAGGTGGAGCCGTGGATTGCGCAGTGGGTCGGCGACGAGGCCGAGCAGTGGTGGAAGGCCAACGCGCCGGTCAAGCCCGGTGACCCGCTGGTGCTGACCCTGGAGAACCCGCGCGCGATGACCAGCGGCGGAGACGTGGCCCCGTCGATCCATGCGCACATCCGCAGTTGCCGCCGCGCGCCACGCGCGCACAGCGCCGCACCCAACAACGAAACCGCCTGAGCGCAGGCGCAGAAAGCCCAGCCATGAGCACCCACATGATCACCGCCACCGGTGCGGACTACCAACTGAGCGGCTTCGGCCTACCCGACGACACGACCTGCCCGCTCAGCATCGCGGACATCGCGCACCACCTGGCGCAGATCAATCGCTTCACCGGCGCATGCTCGCGCCCCTACAGCGTGGCCGAGCACAGCCTGCTGTGCAGCGAGATTGCCGAGCGCGCCGGCCGCAGCCTGTACGTGCAGCGCGCCGCACTGATGCACGACGCACATGAGGCGTTCACGCAGGATCTGTCGTCGCCCGCCAAGCACGCCGTGAACACCCTCGCGGCGCTCAGCGGCGGCACGCGCGCATGGACGCAGTTCGAGGATGCGCATGCGAAGCACCTGCGCCGGCATTTCAACCTCACCAGCACTTTCGTGGGCAACCGGCAGGTGCTGAAGCAGATCGACCTGCAGGCGCTGGCGACCGAGCGCCGTGACCTGACGCGCTGGCGTGCCGACGTGCACCTGCCCTGGGACATCCTGGGCGACGGCGGGCCTGCGAATGAGCGCATCGAGCCGGCCGAATGGCTGCGCCTCGACACGCCCGAGCGCGCGGCGATGACCTGGGCCGACTGGCGCAGCGCCTTCCTCGACCGCTACAACGCGCTGCGCCAGGCGATCAAGACCGCGAGGCAAGCAGCATGACGGTCAACATCCCCACGGGCCGCCACACGTTGCCCGACCAGATGAGCGTGCTGCGCGTGGTGCAGGCGCAGCCGGAGATCAATTCGCAGTCGATCAGCCGCGAAATCGGCCGGACCGCGGGCCGCGCGCTCACCGCCCTCATGCGCGGCAAGGAGGTGACGGCACAGGCGCAGCGCCGCCTCGATGGCAGCACCGGCATGGTGTACCGCATCACACCCAAGGGCGTGGAGACGCTGCGCAACTACGACGCCGCTCAGCTGCCGCGCGCCGCCGACAGTGCGCCCAGCGACCGCATCCAGTACGGGACGGGCGTGTACGAAGGCCGCGAGCTGCTGCCCTACCAGGGCCGGCCGGGCGCCATGGATGCACAAGCGCTGCCGAGTCGGTTCAACAACGAGTTGCGGTATCGGGATGGCACCGCGGTCGATGCGCGCGAGGTGCGGCCATGAACCGAGCACAACGCCGCGCAAACCACCGGAAAGCCACCGCGCCCGCGCCGAGCCAAAACACCTGGGCAGCCGTCATCGCGGCCAGCCAGCCGACGCAGCCATCGGTCGCCGACGAATCGCTGACCCGCCTGCATGCCGCGTTCGACGATCTGCGGGCCGGGTCGACCGATGACGAACTGTTCGACCGCCTCGCGTCGGCGATCAATGTCGGCATGGTGCGCGCCGAACAGATCGACGAGTTATGCGTGCCGCCGATGCTGGCCGCGCGTGATGCGCTGATCCGCTGCGACGCCATTCGCGGCAAGCATGGCCGGTACGGCTTCGACGGACCCGGCCTGCAGGCGATGGCCACCGGCCTGGAGGTCTACGAAGAAATCCTGCGCAACAGCTCGCCCCAGCAGATGACCGAGGCGCTGCACCACGCGATGACCCGCATGCGCCGCCAGGTGGCCGAAGAAATCTCACGTCAACCCTCTCCCCTTCCCTTGTCCCTCAACGCCTGAAAGGCTCGTTCCATGACCGCAGTTCAAAACCCGATCAACCCGCCCAGCTACGGCGAAGTCTGGCCCGGCCAGGGCGGGGTCGTTGTCGACTTCGTGCCCAGCATGGGCGGAAAGGCCGGCTGGTACCTCATTGCGCCCACCGGCGCCGAGGCCGAGCACAAGGGCATTGCCTGGGGGCCGAACGACCACGACGCCAAGGGCGCCGGTAGCGACTGGGATGGCCTGGCCAACACCATCGCGCTGGCCGAGAACAAGGCCGTGCATCCTGCCGCACGCTGGGCCCGCGGCCTGGTCATCGACGGCCATTCCGACTTCTACATTCCGAGCCGCCGCGAGATGCGCCTGTTGTGGGCCCGCGTGCCGGAAATTTTCCAGCCGCGCTACCACTGGTCGAGCACGCAGGTCTCCCGCCACGACGCGTGGGGCCAGGGCTTCGGCGGCGGCGGCCAGCTCTACTACGGCAAGGGCTATGAGGCCCATGTCCGCGCCGTCCGCAGATTCGCACTTCAGTCCTGAGTCCTTCAACCCTTCAACGCGAAGCGTTCGATTTTAAAAATGGCCATCCACACCAAGCTCGACATCTACAAGGTGGCGTTCGACCTGCTCAAGCTGGCAACGGGCATCACGCGCAACATGCCGCGTGACCTGAAGCATTCCCTGGGCGGGAAGATCCAGGGCGAGTGCGTCGAGATGCTGGTGCTTGTCGGCCGCGCGAACATCGCGCGCGACAAGACCCAGCACATTGAAGCGCTGCTCGAACGGCACCACGTAGCCGAGCTGCTGCTGCGCCTGGCGCACGAGATGAAGTTCATCTCGCACAGCCAATGGGCCGAGTCCGTGCAGGCGCTCGACGCCGTCGGCAAGCAGGCAGGTGGATGGCTCAAGCATTCCCGTCAGAAGATGGCGCCTGAAGCATGACCGACACGTCGATCACGCCCGTGCGCTTAGTGAATCTGGTCTCGCCGCTGCCCCACAAAGGCACCGACATGCGCGCAGCGGATACCCCGGTCCAATTCGACCTATGGTCCGGCGCAGTTGCCCCGCTGATCGGCTCCGGCCTTCGGCAGGGTGATTTAGATAGCGAGATTCAACGCAGTACTCCCGCCACAACGCGTGGAACCAGAACTTCGGCAACGGCAACCAGAACAACAACGACAAGGGCTATGAGGCCCATGTCCGCGCCGTCCGCAGATTCACGCCCCAGCGATGGGGCACCCTTTACCTTCGAGGCGCTCGTGCAAGCGTGGCTGGATTGCCGCCGCACGAAACGCAACAGCGCGAGCGCCCTCGCCTTCGAGCAGAACGTCGAGCGCAACCTCGTCGACCTGCACACCCGGCTGCTGGCCGGCACGTACACGCCAGGCCGCAGCATTTGCTTCGTCGTCACGCGGCCCAAGCCGCGCGAAGTGTGGGCGGCCGACTTCGCGGACCGCATCGTGCACCACCTGCTCTACAACCATGTCGCACCGCGCTTTCACGCCGGCTTCATTGCGGCCAGCTGCGCATGCATCCCGGGTCGCGGCACGCTGTACGCGGCCCAGCGCCTGGCGCACGACGTGCGCTCGGTCACGCAGAACTGGTCGCGCCCGGCGTGGTACCTGAAATGCGATCTGTCGAATTTCTTCGTCGCTATCGACAAGCGGGTGCTGTCTGAGCAGCTGGCCGTGCGCATCACAGAGCCGTGGTGGCTCGCGCTCGCCCGCGTGGTGCTGTTCCATGACCCGCGCACCGCCGTCGACGTGCGCAGCCCGGCCTCGCTGATGCGCCAGGTCGCGCCGCACAAGAGCCTGTTCAACGCGCCCGACCACACCGGCCTGCCGATCGGCAACCTGAGCAGCCAGTTTTTCGCCAACGTGTACCTCGATGCGCTCGACCAGTTCGCGAAGCACCAGATCAGCGCCCGGCGGTACGTGCGCTACGTCGATGACTTCATCCTGCTGCACGAGTCGCCGCAGTGGCTCAATGCGGCCCACAAGCGCATCGACGCATTCCTGCCCGAGCGCCTGCATGCGCACCTGAACCCGCGCAAGACCATCCTGCAGCGCATCGACCGCGGGATCGACTTCGTAGGCCACGTGATCAAGCCGTGGCAGCACACCACCCGGCCGCGCACCGTGCGCACCGCGCTGCGCCGCATCGAGACGATGCCGGCTGCAGATGTTTTCTCGGCTGGCAACAGCTACCTCGGCCTGATGCGTCAGGTCGGCAACAGCCATCAGGACCAAGTCGTGATCGCGCGTGCGCTGCTCAAGCGCGGGCATGCGGTCGACGGCGGCCTGACGAAGATTTTCCGCAACCGGTCCCAAGAGGCAAACCCATGAAGAGCCGACATCTCGAAAGCCGGGAGATTCCCGTGGCGCAACCAGGCACGGCCCCCGAGTGGGATCAATACTGGAGGTGGCGTCACGGCGCCACATCAGTCGATGCCTGGGCTGCTTGGTCGGCCAGCGCCGCACGTACGCGAGCCATCATGGCGAGCACTTCCGCCCCAAGAACGCCGGTAGCGGTGCCAGAAGGATGGCAGCTTGTGCCGATCGAGCCGTCCGACGCGATGCTGGATGCCGCTGCCCGCGCGGGCATGCAGCACCTGCTCGACTGCATTCACGACCCAGCCAAGATCAAGGAAATGGGCAGCGAGCGCATGGTCAGGCTCACGCATGGGTCGCGCTACCGGTCGATGCTCGCTGCCGCGCCCACCCCGCATGCAGAGGGAGGGGAGTGATGGCCCGACGCCAACCCAAAGCCCACTACTTCGTCGTCAAGGTCGAAGCGGCCGCCAAAGGCGAGACGAAGGCCGAACTCACGCGCGAACTGCGCGGCGCACTGGTCAACGCCTTCCAGCACCTCGGCCAGCGCACATCGGTCAAGCCCATCGTCTTGATGCCAGCGCCGCGCCCCGCCCCCACCAATCCCAAGGAACCATCATGAGCAACAACCGAACCTGCGCCCAAGGCTGCAACGGGTGCGATGACTGCACCGACTTTGAACGTGACGCTCTCGCCGCCCCTGCTGATGGTGCGGCACCCGTGCCGTCCATGGTGATCTCGATGGACGAAGGCGCGAAAGAGCCGCGCGTCGTCTCATGGAACGATCTGGCTCCAGGCACTCACGCGCTCTACGCCGCACCCGTTACCGAGCATCCAGCCAGCGCAGAACTTCCGCCGATGCCCGATCATGTCCTGGCCGACCTTCAATCGGCGAACGAGCACATGACGATGTGGGCGAAGGGGCTTGCCAACTATGTGCCGCGCAGCGCCTACGACGACGCACCCGGCCAGCGCCCGGCCACGATCGCCGATGTGAAGAAGGCCGCTGCATTCCTTGCGCCTCGCCTGCACAAAGCCAGCTTCGCATTGCAGGACTATTTCGCGGCCATCGACCAGTTGCGTCGCGCATCCCCTGCTACGGCAGCAGTGCCGGAGCCCGTGGGGCTGAAAGACGAGCAGGTCGATGAAGTGATGCGGGCCTGCATGCGCGTGGACTCCAGCTACGCATTTGTCGGCGATGCGGCATTCCCTCGTGGCCGCGAAACCGTGCGCGCTGCGCTTGCATCCCTTGCAGGCCATCCCGCAGTGCTAGCGCTGGAGAAGGCGTGCGACCTGTTGAGCATGACCATCGGCACGCTGATGTCGGCCCGCCCAAAGATCGGCTACGTGGACAACAGCGTCATCGCCAAGCTGGTGGCTGAGGCGGTCGAGTTCTTGCGCCCCTGGCCCGAGAAGATGCCCGAGGCCGCTCCCGCAGTGCCTGCCGACGACAACCTGCTGCGTGATGCGCTCAAGATCGCCCACGATCACATCGACATGGGCGCGCTGCGCGTGAGCCACGGCAATGATGCCGCGCTGATCGAGCGCGGCCTGGCCGCCGCTCCCGCAGTGCCTGCAAGCGGGGATGCGGCACCCTTTCAGCAGCGCGTGCAGCCATGGATGCTTGCATGCTTCGGCGAAGTGATTGCCGCCGACCGCGAAGAGCGGAACCATCGCTTCCTCGAAGAGTCGCTTGAACTGGTGCAGGCATGCGGCTGCACCGCCAGTGAAGCGCATCAGCTTGTGGACTACGTGTACGGCCGACCGGTGGGCGAGCCGTCGCAGGAAGTCGGCGGCGTCATGGTGACCCTGGCCGCGCTGTGCCTCGCAAACGGTCTGGACATGCACGGCGCGGCCGAAATCGAACTGGCGCGCATCTGGACGAAGGTGGAGGCGATCCGTGCCAAGCAGGCCGCGAAGCCCAAGCACTCGCCGCTCCCCGCTGCACAGGAGGCAGGCACAGTGCCTGCGGCCGGGGATGCGTCGAACCTCGTGCCGGGCCAGATGCATTGCGCGCGCTGCAAGTTCCAGCTCACGCGCACGGTGCTCTACATGGGCAACGGTGCGGTGGGCTCGGGCGACTCGAAGACCGAACCCTGCCCGAACGGTTGCGGCCCACTCTGGCCTGTGACGTGGGAACAGGCTGCGCGCGAAGCGTGGGCCACCGGCGAAGCGCTGTTCGAACGCGCGAAGAAGGCCGAGGACGCGCTCGCTGCCGTCAGCCCGCCACGGCTGGTGAGCTGCGCGCCGGAGGCGGTTGCACCTCGGCGCAACTGCTCGCACGGCTGCAACGGCTGCGAGGCCTGCACCGACTACGACGCGCCCCTGGAAACGGGCGAAGGGGACGCACGGTGATCACAGCCAACGAAGCCGACACCCTGGCGCGCGAGACCATCGCTGGCTACCTGAATGCCTGCAAGTTGGAAAGCCCCGATGATGCGGCGAACGCCCTCATGAAGCTAGCCAGCCTGGCCGGCGTCACGATGTGCATGGTGGTCGGGCAGGATGAAGCGGTGCAGCGCATGGAGGCTACGGCCGCACACGTCGCCAAGCCGGAGTTTGCAGGCCCTTGGCACATGGAGAAGCTGCAATGAAAGAGCGCCCGATCCTCTTCAGCGCCCCCATGGTGCGCGCGCTGCGGGCCGGCACGAAGACGCAGACGCGCCGCGTGTTCAAGGTGCCACGCGGTTGCTCATGGTACGAGGCGCTGGGCGGCGAAGCCGAAGGCCAGCTGCAGGACGACACCGGCCCGGCGTGGTGGCACGTCAGCGAACAGGGCTGTCCGTACGGCAGGCCTGGTGACCGGCTGTGGGTGCGCGAAGGCTACAGCGGCCCGCACTGGATGGCTGGAGTCCCTCCGCGCGACTGGATTCCAGGCACACCGATCTGGTACTGGGCCGATGGCAACCCGAGCCATGGCGATTGGACGAAGCCGAAGCCCGGCATGCACATGCCGCGCTGGGCCAGCCGCATCCTGCTGGAGGTCACCGAAGTGCGCGTCGAGCGCCTGCAGGACATCAGCGAGGCCGACGCGCTCGCCGAAGGCGTCAGCGTTCACCCAGACCACCACGAAAAGCCGCGGGCCAGCCTGTACGGCCCGGTGCAGGCGTACCGCGACCTGTGGGACTCGCTCAACGGCGACAAGCCGGTGGCATGCTGGGACGCCAGTCCCTGGGTGTGGGCCGTCTCGTTCAAGCGGATTGAAGGCGGGCAGCCTGGAGGGAGTGGGGAATGAGCGAGTTCCTGGAGCCGGACGAGATCCGGCAACTGACCGCGTACACGCCGGCAGCGAAGCAGGACGCCTGGCTGACTGAGCACGGCATTCCGCACCGGCTGGACCGGCGTCGGGTGATCGTCTCGCGCGAGCACGTCCGCGCCTGGCTGGAAGGCCGCCCGCTGCACGCCACGACAACGCCGAACTGGTCCGTCATCAATGCCTAAGATCACGAAGTTCCCGCGGCTGCGGGTGCATGTGCGCAAGGGCGCCGGCCCCAAGCGGCACACGTACTACTACTACGACATGCGCCCCGATGGCCTGCCCGACATCCCGCTGGGCAAGGACTACGACGAGGCGGTGGCGCAGTGGAAAGAGTTGCACGAGCGGAAGCCGCGCATCGTCGGCCGGCTGCAGGAGGCCTTCGAGCGCTGGGCCCGCGATGAGCTTCCCGGCTATGAGAACGAGGAGACCCGGCGCAGCTATGCGCGCCAGCTCAAGAAGATCGAGCGCGTCTTCGGCGGCATGGTCTGGACCGACGTCACCCTCCCCGAGCTCTATCAGTACTTGCAGCTGCGCAAGGGCAAAACGCAAGGGAACCGCGAGCTTTCGGTCATGTCGATCGTTTGGGGCAAGGCGCGGCTTTGGGGCATGACGAAGCTCCCCTGGCCAGCCGCTGGCGTGAAGAACTGGAAGAACCCCGAGACGGCGCGCGAATTCGAGGTCACCGACCCGCTGTTCGATGCGGTCTACCACCAGGCCGACCAGATGCTGCGCGACTGCATGGACATATCCACCGCTACCGGCATGCGCCTGACCGACGCGCGCACCGTGCTGCTGCCGGCCGACAACATCCTGCACCTGAAAGCTGGAAAGACGAACAAGGGCGCGGACTTCGACCTGGCGCTATCGCAGGTGCTGCCGGAGCTGATTCAGCGCCGCCGATCGATCAAGGCGGACCACCTGATGCTGCTCTCGACCAGCACCGGCCGGCGCGTGACAGCGGGCATGCTGCGCACCAGCTGGGATGCCGCGCGCGAACGAGCCGCGGTGGTCGCGAAGATCTGGAACGCCGACGACTTCGCGCGCGAGATTCAGGCCATGTACTTGCGCGACATGCGCAAGCGCGCAGCCAATCTGGCGAGCGACTTGGAAGAGGCCTCGAAGCTGCTGCAGCACTCCAGCACGAAGCTCACGGAGGTGCATTACAGGCAGCAACCGGTGCGGCTGAAACCGGTCCGCTGAGACGTTTGCGGAAACGATGTGGAAAGCGTTGCGGAAACAGCTACAGATTTGATAGCAAGAAAACCATGGTGCCCGGGGCGGGACTTGAACCCGCACGCCTCGCGGCGAGGGATTTTAAGTCCCTTGTGTCTACCGATTTCACCACCCGGGCTATGCGCAGCCGACGCCTGCTTAGGCAATCGCGCAACGCGTCGTCAAACGAGACAGCCCCGTCAACGCAGGTTAGCGGGGCTGCCGAAAATCTGGAGGCGCGACCCGGAGTCGAACCGGGCTACACGGATTTGCAATCCGTTGCATAACCGCTTTGCTATCGCGCCACACTCCTCCGCCTTGTTCGTAAGAGCGAAGCCAGCAATTTTACACCATGCCGGTTGTGATCTTGCCCCCGTATTTCAGGACACGGTCTATTCGCAATATAGCGCCTGCCCGATCTGAGCAAGACGCTGTTGGGCGGCGCGATGCTGCCTGAACTCCCTGGGTGATTTCATCCTCAATGCCGAGTGCGGGTGCACCTCATTGAAGTGCTCGAAGGCCGCGGCCATCTGCGCCATCACCGTTGTCGCGTTGGCGAGCTCCATGCGGCTGACGTAATCGCGCTTGAACGTATTGACGAAGCTCTCGGCCATGCCGTTGCTCTGCGGGCTGCACACGGGCGTGTTCACCGGCTTCAGGCCCAATTGTCGAGCGATCTGCCGGGTCTCGGCCGCGATGTACGCACCGCCGTTGTCCGAGAGGAACTCCAGCGTGTGAGTCCCGGGGATGCCATCGATGTCGCCGAAGCGCTTCTCCACGGCTTCGATGAGCATCTCACGCACCGGCTCGCCCGGCAGTCCCTTGCCCTCCCAAGCCCAGAAGGCCAGGATCTCGTGGTCGCAGCAGTCCTTTGTGAAGGTTGCCGTCACGGTCTGACCCGAGTCGCATTTGATCTCGAAGCCGTCCGAGCACCAGCGCACATCGCTGTGCGCAACCGCCACTTTCCCCTCGTGAGGCCGGCTGGACTGGCGCCGCCTCGGTGCCTTCGGCAACAGCAACGCGTGGCCCGCCATCACGCGGTAGACGCGCTTGGCGTTCACGCGCGCAGCGCCGGTGTTGGTGCGATGCCGGTTCACCAGTGCGCAGGCGCGTCGGTAGCCGTAGGTCGGCAACTCGGTGATCTGCGCCTTGATCTCGTCGAGCAGCGTGGCGTCGCTGACGTTCGCCGGTCTGTGTGTGCGGGCGTCGATCCAGTTCTCTGGGCGGGTACGCAGACGATGAACGTTCGAGCGCGCCAACCCCAGGGCCTGGCAGACAGCCTTCACTGGCCGTCCCCGTCCAGCAAGGGTGAGCGCGCAATCCACTTTTTTTCGGCGGCGTAC